ATGGAAAGCGAAAGTTCCGCAGACTACGAGCCCTACGAACCTGCGCGCTTCGTTTCAGAGTTTCACCGCAAGGCTACGGGCGTCCTGCCTGCCTCAGCGAATCTGGGCACCATCAGCAATGCGACAACGACCGTTGCCGATCAGATACAGGCCATCGCTGACAGGGTGTCCGCGCGAGGCTCCCATAGTTCGGCTTCATTGCATGAGATCGCAGAAAAGGTGCGAAGCATTAGAGATCTCCTAAATGCGGAGCTCTCCGTCGATCTGCCCAGCCGGTCATTTACCTTCTTGTTCGGGAACCTAGTTGATCCACACGAGCTGAGCAGTTTGAGATCACAGTCTGAGATCACCCAAAGCTACATCGGAACGTCTACCGACTCCAAGGTGATCGCCCACATCCGCGACTTCGGTGATTTTCTGTCGGACTGGCGGATGAACGCGCTCAATCCCGCGGCGGAATACCTGCGGAGCGCACTAGTAGCCATCGAAAAAATCAGAGGTGGCGCCAACCTGCCGCCGATGCTTATAGATCTTATTTCTGAGTCCGCCGTACGACGCTTGAACCAGAACGTAGCGCTAAGCGACCGCGCGACCACCGAAGCCGGGCAGCAGGGACTGGCCAAGGCATTCATCGAAGCGAGCGAAAAATCAAAGAGTGGATCAATGGCTTGGACGATCGGGGTCTTCGCGTGCGTGGCAGTAGGTATCGGGCTTCCCATATGGGCGCTATCCATTGACGGTCCCATCCTCGCGCATATGACAGGCTCTCCAGGAATTGTCGCCAGGATCCTCGTAGGCCTGCCAATGCTGGCCCTCGCTGCGTACTGCGGACACATCGCCGCCCAACACCGGGAGACAGCCCGGCACATGGATATCCTTACTGCACAACTAAACTCAGTAGGCGCCTATAGCAATGAGCTGCCAGATGAGAAGCGCCTCGAGCTACTGATGCTGCTCGGAAAACGCACGTTCTCCGACCCAGGTTTCATCCTTCGAGACAAAGGAAATCTCACCTACGTCCCTGACGACGCTCTGGAACTGCTGAAAAAGCTGTCCGAACTGCTGTCCCGGACACCCAAGTAATCAGCCCTTTTGCAGATCCGCGGTGGCGGGGTGTGACGCACGATCACGATGTCTCCCGCGCGCTGGTCGTGAACCTCGGCGACGTTTTTCTCCTTCGAGGCAACCCAATCGGACCTGCAGCGTGATTTCGATTGAGAACCGTGCGTACTCTTGCCCTCACGCAAGTTGCCCCTGATCACTTCACACCAGGTGTCACGCCCCAGTTGTGCCGGATATGCTCGGTCTAACCAGTGGTGAGCCGGCGAAGTGGACCGCAGGGTGGTCGTGGACATTCACAAGGTCTGGGCAGCGACCCACTGGCGTCAGGATCCACCAGCAGCCGGTGCCGCGCGGCCATCGAACTCGGCCGCCTACGAGGTGAAGCGGCATGGCTTGTTCGTGAACGTCCTGCAGGAAGGCAGGCAGATCGCCTGGATGCGGCTACCGACGGGCGAGGACCTAGGGCTGGTCCTCAGGAGGTCAGCAGCCGGTCCGGCGGATCGTGGTTGACGATGCCACTGTGGCTGCAGGCCAGTACATTTGGAGTCCACCCAGCCTGGCTCCTGATCGTGGCGATTAAACCCGACCAACTGAACTCAGCGTATCTTGCCGATTGCCCGCCTGAAGGGTCGCAGATCGATCGGAAGAGGGAGCAATAGATTTAGGTACTCCTGAAGTACATCAAGGGCCGCATCTCGTCCCGCCGTGGGTCTCACCAGCCGGCTAGACCGAGTGGCGTCCTGAATTCGACAGACCGGTTTGAATAGCACGTCGCCCGACACATCATTCATGTCGAGAATGTATTGAATGTCCAGATAGTCACCGGGGTTCAGGCAATCGACCGTGTAACTCTTGTGCGGTACCACACCGGATTCGGTGATCGCCATGTCGCGGTCTGACTTATCTACAATCTGTGAATTGCACACACCAGAGTCTGGAGCGGTGGTGATACTTCCGTTGAGGAAGTCCGCGCGGGCGATACCCTTGTTGCCGGTGTTGATGTAGCGCACTGTGAGGATTCGTGGATCTCTCAGAGTCGCTGTCCCGACTCTGATCGTGATGTCTTCCCGGATATCACCCAGCCCGTCGGGCACGATTCTCACATCATTGATGAGGGCGTAATCGAGCGTCTTACGAGCACGATTCTTGAAGAAGATCACCACAGTCACTACTAAGGCGAGAGGAGCAACTATCGCCGAGACAATGCCCCAGGGGAACGTCTGCCACCAGCCCTGAGCTGCCTGAACGGTCTGCATCGACAGAGTTTATGACCCTTGGCCAGCTCAGGACAAAGATCCCCCAGAATGACATCGCCTAAAGGCCAGCACTTTCCGAACCCTGACCATGGGCAACGCAGAGACAAGAGAACCACCGCCGAGACTGTGCGACGAGAGTCCGATACCAGATAGGCCTAACAACTTTGGCCTATCAGCGAAGTGCGTTGGGCGGACCACCGAATAGAAAGCTTCAGCTATCTAAATCTACCGGCCATCCTCAGCCGCAGCCTTGTCAAGTTGGCCGCAAAGTGGTCCAGCTTTGTAACAAGTACCGGTTGCCTCCAGTATTTCCAGGATTGATTCGCGATGCTCAGTTTGGCTTACGGCGGCTCGCTGTCTAGGGTACTGACGACTCGCGTTCCATTGAGCAAGCCAAGTGAGCAACGCGGGAAATGTACCGCGCCTGCGGATGGCTCTCTCAATAGACCTCCGAGGAAGCAACGGTGGTGAAGTAGGGCGGGCGGGGCTCGAACCCGCGACCAATGGATTATGAGTCCACGGCTCTAACCAACTGAGCTACCGCCCCATCGCAGCTCAGGGCGTATTTCCTGACCAAATCCTAAGCCAACTGTAGCCTAGACTGTAGCCTAACAGTTTTCGCCCTGAGCCCTGAGAGCATACCGACACCCCTAACTCGGCCCTTAATCACGTTGCTGGCGCTGAACCCCGCTCATAGCCCCAGTTCGGGACTACCATTAATCTATGGAGGATGCGGGAGAGGATACCCGTGTAGGAGCGACGATGGCCCGGCCTACGTCGGAGGATCTCCTCGCCTACAGCTCCGAATTCCCTGACGCTGAGACGGTCATAGAACCAGCCCCCGAACCGGCACGGTGGGGCGTGGCCGCGGGCCTACTTCTACTCGGGGTGGCAGCGCTGGGTTCAGCCGGTGTGTACGCGGTCCATTCGCTCAACGCATCCCCTGCCACGGTGACGGTCACGCAGACGCCCGATCCGTACCGGTCCCCTAAGCTGCTCAACCCGGACAAAGACACGGCGTTCCTGATGGACCTGGAGAGCACTGGGGTCTTCTACGACACCGCAGGGACGGCGATCTACAACGCCAAGCTCACGTGCACACTCATTAAGGACGGGCAGACCGAGCTACAGGTGGCTGACGGGTTCGCCAAGTCCTCAGACTCCAAACCCGCCGAGGCGGTCAGCTTCGTGAACCTTTCCGTGAAGCACTACTGCCCCAAGGACTAGCCACCAAAAACGAAAAACGGCCCCCGGTTCCATGCTGGGGGAAGCATGGAACCGGGGGCGTTCATCTCAACCGCGCTTGTGGCGCAGGAGCTTAAATCTGGGAAGGGACGGGTGTGTCAGGGCACTTCATTGTGTGAGACTGATACCTCCGGCCGTCGCTCCATTGAACAAGGTCGTAGGTTTCAAATCGCGTGTCGATGTCCTGGCCGCAGCGGGTGCACTTCGGGTGCCTCATCATCCACTCGGCTTGCTGCTCGGTAGTCATCAACGTAATCGTCCCCGACTCGGAGTATCCCCGGAGTCCGTTGATGAACCTACGAAGGAATGCCATTCCCCAATTTTACCGCCGCACTGGCCTAACGGCGGGGTCTAGCCCTTCCAGGGTCCACGCCATATACGGGCGTCGGACTCGATACGTTCCTCACGCTCGATACGCAGCTCTCCGCGCAGTCCCCCAATGTCTTTGCGGATGCCGTTGATGTCGCCACGGATGTCGGACATGCCGTCGCGGACCATCTCCCGGATCTCATCTATGTCGTCTCGCAGGTTGGTGTCGTGGGAGTTCTCTGTTTGGTGGCGTATCGCTTTCAGGTCCACATGCTGCAACGTCCATAAGATCCCGAGGAAGCACATGACGACTACGGCGATCACTACCCAGGTCGCGAGGCCCCAGCCGTCCTGTGCGAGCGGCGGCAACTGCCAATCAGCCAGGTTCACCGTGTAGGCGCATTCTCATTAGTCATGACCGATCCCTTTCAGTGAAGCCAACAGATGGATGAAGTCGAACTGTTCGGGGATGAACTTCAGCAGCCCGGTGGTGCGCAGCAGGTGCACGGCGACTACCCCGATCACCGCGGAGCTCAGGAACATGTGGTTCTGTCCGTAGCGTGCTGTGGCATCCGATAGCAGCTCTCCCGGTGGGCACACCACCTCGTAGGCGACGATCCCGGCAGCCATAGTGATCCACGCCCAATCGGATGGTTGCAGCGCCATCAGTGGCAGCAATCAGGGCAGTCATCGGCGCAGTCGTGGTCATACTCTCGGAACACGCAGCCCATGCACTTACGGTCGTCACAGTTACGGCAGAGGCTCCACTGTCCGGGGCATTCCTGTAGTACGTCACCTAGGTCGAGGACGTGACCCTCATGCAACGCGTCCATCTCACATAGGCCGAATACGGACACTCGCTTCAGATGCACGATGTTTTGATGGTTAATAAACGTCATGGGAACCCTCCCCTGTGGATAGACCTCGGTGATGTCGGAGAAGCGGAGTAAAGTCAGAAGCGGCTTTCAACCGTGGATAGGATGGCCCCCGCGTTCAGCTCTCCTGCGCGGGGGCCTTTCACTACTTAGACCCCGCTGATACTGCTGTAGCGCCGTAAAATTGAGGCATGGGCATGTACACGGAGTTCTACTTCCGGGCCAACATCAAAGATGGACCCGTTGCCGACTGGCTGGAGCGGCAGGTCATGGGCGGTGAATGGTTCGATAATGGCGGCTACGACAACCACGAGTTCTTCACTATGCCACGGTGGGATGACGTGTTTCGTGGCGGCGGCGCGGTCTATCAAGAGTCGCGTGAGGCAATCTTTCGGCGACCGCAAACATGTGGCCCATACGGAAACCAGCTGGTGCTGTCGTCATCACTGAAGGACTACAGCGGCGAGACGGGGTTGTTCGTCAATTGGATTACCCCACACCTAAAGATGTCGGCTGGCGATTTCCTCGGCTACGCACTGTATGAGGACTCCACAGACGATAGCGACCAGTGGCGCGAACATCCGACGCTGTTCTTTTACAACAGAGAACCCGTATGCAACGCCTGACTCACTCAGTGTGCTCTAGGTGCTCAATACTGTTGTCTATCAAGCCTCTTGTAGCCCATGGCGATTGGTTCTCACCTTCATACACGCTGTAGGTGTGCTCCAGAGTGCCGTCGCCCATGACGCGCTCGAATCCGACCATGAGCACGAAATCCGATACCCGCCAACCCGGATCATTGTCACGTGCTTCGACGTACTGCTGTATCAGGTCGTCGGGGTGTTCGTCAGTCATGACAGCTCCTTACACAACCGACAGGTGAGAGATCTTGCCCCCGGAGAGGAGGTAGACGAGCGCCCCCGGTGGCGATTCAGATCCCGTCTTCTCGCGGTACCAGTCCGAGCCGCAATCCAAAGCGGGCGAACAGATGCGGGTTCTGCCGCCGTCAGTTTCGAGTTCGAAGCTGTGGAAGTGGCCGTGCTGCAATACGTGTGCGGCACCAGCCGGCTGTCCGGTGAAGGTCTGACCTGACCACCACTGCATGCCTTTGGTTCTTGTGCGCCACTGATGCCCGTGCGCGATCGTGACCACAGTGTCCCCCACCGGGACCGTCATGGATCCCGACCATTTGTCGGGGGTTCTCACCGAAACATGCCCATAGGCGGCCGGGTTCAGCTCCAGTGCGTCATGTACCGCGATCGCACATTCGGTGGCCCACCCATCCCCCGGATAGGTGTTCTGCTGGCGCTGTGCCTCATCATGATTGCCGTTGATCACATCTAGGCATAATTGGTCGGCCAGCGGACCCATTGCGTCAATCGTCGCCAGCATCAACCGCCGCAGGATTCGGGTCTGCTCCGTGACCGTCTCCTGTGTCAGCCACAGGTTCTTACCGTTCTGGGATACGTTGCCCTCAATACAGTCTCCCGGCATGGAGATCTGGATGCCCTCAATGCCGTAGCGCTTCAATCCCCGATACTCTTCGATACTTCGTTGCAAACTATCGAGGTAGTTTTCAACGATCTGCTCGGTTGAACCGTCACGTGACCTTTTACCCAGCTGTAGATCTGCTGCCTGAAACACGAGCCAATGCCCTTTAGCACCAACCGGTTTGTGTGATCGGGCTTTCTTGACTATCGACTCCAGGTCGAGTGTCGAGATTGTGGAGCGGGGTGCGATGTTGAACCGGTACGCAACCAGCCACTCCCCGTCCTCGCGCTGCTGCCACCGTGAAGTACGCACCGACCCGACGATCTGTACCGAATCCGGGTCGTACCCGAACTGCTTCAACAGATCTGTGTAGTCCACCGGGTCGGAGGCTTTCATTGTGCCCGTCTGGATGTGCCCCTCGGAGCCGTCGAATACCGTTGACGGCTGGTACTTCTTCTCTTCAGCCGTTGGAGTATCCAGCATCCGGTTGAGATTGTCGCGGATACTCAACTGCATATCCTGAAGTGGTTCCGGAGCGCATCCACCGCCAGTGGATAGCCGAGCTTGCGGATCCCGCGCCACAACTCCTCCATAGAGAAGCCCGCGTCGAACCACTCCTTGGCCGCAGCTTGCTCATCCTCTGACTGAGTCGCAAACCAGCGGCATGTCGTGCATGCCTTCGGCTGCGGCTGCGAGCGTTCCTCGAGCAATTCTCGGATGGACATGATTTGAACCGCCTTTCATGGGGCGCTTCGAGGGCTATTCAGTTGTTAGGCGCGGAACCAGTCAAGGACTGGGTTCAGGTCGTACGTGCCGTGAACGTCCAGGTGTGCGATGCCCTGGAAGGTCCGTACGATGGCCCACACGATGTCGATCAACCCGTCGAAGGGGTTGACGAACAGATCCATGATTCGGGCCACGATCGACGCAGCTCCACCGGTCCAGGAGGATTGGGTGATGATCTTGGCGATAGCCGTCATGTTTAGACCGGCCTCGTCCAAACGGTTTTCGGCGTACCAGTCGCGGGTGCGGGCATGCTCCTGCCACTTCCCCGCCAGCTCTGGGTATTTCAGGAAATCGAAGTGCCAGTCCATGATCCCCTGCGTATTAGGCTGCGGAGGATCGGCGACCCATGGGGCGCACTGGTTGATCAGGCGAAAGGGGTTTCCGAATGCAATGCCCTTGCGGAAGTCTTTGAGCCGGTAGTGCAACCGTCCATTGGTGGGTAGGACGTGCTTTTCCATGACTTCGCAGCCGACCATGGCGCCCTGGCTGAATATCGCCAGATTCCACGGTGTTCCAACAGGGAAGGGTGTGCCGTCCTCGAACAGCTTCGTATCGAGACGGTGCACGAGTTCGTCCACACCGGACTGGTTGTTGAACGGGAGCTTGATGTTGTCGTATCCCGTGGGCCGCCACACGGCCCGTCCTTCGCGTTCCAGGGTGGAGGCTACGAAAGCGCAAGGCCCGACGAACATGTCGGACATGTGGCCTTCGACGGTGAAGAACAGCGGCATCAGTCCGAGCTTCACTAGGTCCGCGTGCGACACCTCACCGGTTTGGGTTTGGTTGGTCCTACGTTGATATTCCTTCTGGACGGCCTGGTCGTCGTACCCGAAGTACGAGTCGACCTTGAGCGGTCCCCCATCTGCGCCTTTAGCGTAGGAGGCGTAGCGGGCCAACATGGCCCGCTGCCACCGGGCGACTACATCCCCGTGGGAGCCGAGGGTAAGGATCACTCGGTCACGCTTTTGATGACCTGCGCTGCAAGTGGGCCAAGGGAAACCTGCTGCCCCACAACACCGCCGACCGTCGCCTGAATCTTGTTGATGCTGTCCACCGCAACCTTGGTCGCGGCGGCCAGCTGATCCTGCGCAGACTGGGCGGTCGAGTTGAGCTGGTCCTGCACCTCTTTGAGGCTCGTCACGGCCTTGTCGGCAGCAGCGCCGGGGGCGTTCTTGATCTGCTTACTCAGCACAACACCCGCTGTGCCGAGACCCGCGACACCCAGGACGCCGCCGATTGCTACAACCGCGTTGATCCACGCGTTGCCCTGGGTGTCGCTCACAACGCCGGAAGTCACCAGGATGGGGACAACTGATGCCACTAGCGCGCCAATGAGGTAGTACCACTTGCGAATCTGATCAGTCATGACTGTCCCTTCTGAGAGATGAACTGCTGCAGTGCGGCAGGGTTGGTCGCTTCGATATCGGCGAGAACGGCTTGGGCGTGCGCGACAGTGGCGGCGTCACGGAACTTCCCCTGACCGGCCGCGGTGCGGGCGATGCGCGACAGTGCGTCGGTGTCGCCGTTGCGTGCCCAGTCTTCGACGAGCTTGCGATGCTCGGCAGCGTCGATGGCCTGAACCATGCGCACGATCGGGATCAGCGGCTCGCCGGGGGTGGCGTAGATGGAGAGGGATTCGACCTGCAGGTCGGACATGAGCAACTCCTCAATCGGGTCGGGGGTTTCAGTGGGAGCGACAAGGGAGAGCAGCGCGTCGCCTTGGAGTAGGGCGCGGTTGTATCGGTCGCGGCGATCGGCCAGGCCGTTGGTGCCGCCGTTGATGGCCGCCGTTACGGCAGCGAATCCGCTGTAGTCGCCCCAGCAGGCACCCTCACCGGCGTCAATCAGGTCGTTCATCGGGCGCTGCTCGGTCCAGTACCAAGAGGCTCCGATGCCAGCCCACTTGAGGTCGGCCAGCTCGCGGTAATTCACGACGAAGTAGTCGCTAGTCGGCACCATGGCGCGTTCAAAGCACCACTGCGAGAAGGCTCGGTAGTTGTAGTCCCAGGTGATCTGGATCCACGTGCGACCGATGTACGGCGCGTATCGGCCGTTCTTGGCGATCTCCTCGGTGTACTTAAAGCTCACGGACTCGTGCCCAACGTGTGCCAGCCACATCGCGATCCGGTTGACGCTGGTGCACTGACTTGCCTTGAGCCCATCCGAGACGGCCGGGAGGATCTCAGCGGCACGCGCTTCGGATAGTCCTGTAGCAGCAGCCAAAACGGGGACGGCGCCTAGTGGCTTGTTGCCCCTGCGGAACGTTGAGTACCCGTCTGCCCTAATCTTGCGTGCGATGAAGTTGAACACCGACGGCTTAGGTGCATCAGCCTGCTGGTCGTAGGTGTCGTATCCAACCTGGCTGTGCATCTCGTCCACAGGCGAGCCCCACCTACCAGCCCAGAAGATGTTGCCTTCGTAGAACCCTTCCATCTCAGCCATCACAGCCATCTGCGCCGCGTTCAGAGATCCCCGCTCCTGGAATGGGTGTGACTCCCAGTTCAGGTCAATCGCCGTGCCGCCAGGGTGATTCGACGTAGCCACAGAGTTGCCGGGTGTCCAGCACGCCGAGTCGGCATCACGTAGTGGCTCTATGTACGCGTTCCAGTCGGCAGCCCACGCCCGCAGCAGCGCCAGCGGCGGTCCGTTCTGAATCTGCAGGCTCACATCAGCACCGGGGACTTTCACCCAAGTGCATGAGCCTTCATCAACGTACGGCCACCCGTTCTCCGAAAACCGATTGCCGTTGAATAGGCGCCGGGCCATTAGATGTCCCCTATCCGTGGATCAAGCCCTGGACGCCCCCACATGGGCGGTAGATAGGGGCAGTTCAGGATCTTGAACTTGCCGCGAATCCAGACTCCGAACCCGAACCCCGCCAACCCGATAACGGCGTAGAAGGCGGGGTACCGCAGCAGTTGAGAGAACATGCGACCCCTTTCGGGCAACAAAAAAGACCCCGCACTAGCGAGGCCTACAAGGAGGGGGTGTTACGCGAGAGTGAAGACAGGCGCCGGGCTTCCGTCGGCGTCAATCGTGAGCGAGTTGCCGTTAGTCGTTGTCACGTCAGCGGGCGTATTGTCAAGCAGCACATAGCACAGCACGTTGCCGCCGAGCTCGTAGAGCACAGCCCAGCGGGCCACGATGCTGCCGCCCGATGCGGTCCATGTCGGGTTGCTTGAGAATGATGCCGTGACGCTCGTGGTACCCGAGAGGGCCAGGGTCACCGCGATACCGCCCGTGGTGTAACCGTTCGCCTGTGCCACTTCGTTAGTCACGCCAGCCCATGTGGTTGTGGAAGAGCCAACGTTCGAAGAGGAGGTGACAAGACCGACTCGCCAAGTATCGGAGTCGATATCGAATGTTCCGTTGATGAGATTGGTGCGCGCCCCTGAGGGGAACGTCCATGTGCCAGCTGTGATAGCGGTTTCCTTTCTCTACTGCCCGACTTCTTCAGTCCGACAGTTTGTTTCTGCTTCTTGAATGCCGACGCGACGATTCGCGCATGCACAATTTGCAACCTCGATATCTGCCGTTCAGGCAGTACCTTGTTTCCGCGGTCAACTCATGACCGTTGACACAGTGCGTCTTTCGACGCCCCTTGTTCCAGCCGCCGCTAGGGGGCGGCTTTACGCCACGCTCTCGAGCAGAGATCTGGAGCTTCTTTCGCGTCTCGGGAGAGGCCTTGCGTCCGGACTGGGACGGCGGTTTAGCCCCTCGGGCTAGCGCCATCTCACGCAATCTCGCTTTTGTCTCGTCGGTATGTCCATTACTGGACCAGCCATCACCACCGTTGGTGAGGTTGGTTAAGCGAGCTCCTTCGCTTCGATACTTGGCTATCCAGTAGCATTCGCGCTCAGCCCAGTCATCGGCATCGGATAGGGTTTCGATGATTTCTAAGACGGGCGGGGACTTAAGCGACCGGATCCAGCGGGCCTTATGCGTGTGCTCCTTGGGGTTTCGTGAGTCCCATAAATGGCTTCGTAGCCTGGCCCTGACGTCTATCGTCTTGCCGATGTATCGGACTTCCCCTGAAGTTGGATCACACAGCGCGTAAATCACTGCCGGATCCGGCATCGGTGTTGCCTTTCGTTAGTTGATGATTTCGACAGTTGCTGCCGCGTAACTTGTGTTCTGCCCACCGGTTTGGGCCACTGAACCGTCAGATGTGGTGATGTTCTTGTAGTTCAGAGCGGTGGCCGATGAGAACGCTGCACCCGATGTGGCGCCTCGGGTGTAACCCGCCGGGGCGGCATCCCAGCCGGTCGAACTGAGGCTGGAGTGACCATGGAAATGCAGCAGCACCGAAGACCCATCCGTGTGATTCATGGTCACTGAAGGGGCCGTTGTTGTAGCGCTAGAACCGGCCTGTTGGGCGTGGCCGCCAATCGGTGAGGATGCGTTCTGGTTCCGAATAATTACAGCCATGGTGTGAGAAGCGTTGGCCCACGTACCCGTCGTTGTATTCGTAGCCGTGGCTTTGAAATACGCAGTTGTGCAGCCTGATCCACTGCCGCTATTGGCGTTGTCGATGTAGTTCCAGCTCGGCACGGTTCCGCCAGCGGATGGCGCGGTTGGCGCCGTGGTGGTGAACGGGTTGAACGCGAAAATAACGATCAGGTCGCCAACCGAATGAGTGGGGATAGTCACCGAGCTGCTCGCGGCTGCGGCAGACGATATGTACGAAGCGTTGGATACGTTCGTCACGATCGGTGTGCCACCAGTCAGCGTGGCCGAAGCCCCGGTCGGTGCGACTTGCAACGCGATCAGCGGTGTGGCGCCCGTCAACGTAGGTGCAGCCCCTGTAGGAGCGACGGTTACGGATATGCGTGGAGTACCGCCAGTCAGCGTCAGGCCAGCGCCAGTACCGATAATGCCCGCAATAACTGATGCGGCGCTGCCTGTGAGGACCGGTGTGGCACCGGCTGGTACCACGCGCGTGTCGATCAATGGGCGCCCACCAGTGAGGGTCAGCTGGACCGTAGGCGGCGGGAAAGTGACATCGATCAGCGGGCGCCCACCGGTCAGGGTTGGTGTAGCACCCGTTGGCACTAGGCGACTCGCCAGCGACGGTGTACCACCAGTGAGGGCGGGCGTAGCACCGGTAGGCAGGAGGATTAGACCCCTGATGAGCGTTGGCGCACTGCCGGTTAGGGAACTGGATGCACCGGTTGGGAGAACTAGGTTGTTGTTGGTTTGAACAACCGATGGGGTTCCGCGAGTGAGCGTCAACTCGGCATCGTCGGCCGCGACGACGTTACCGACCCGGACCAACGGCTGTCCGCCAGTGAGGACAAGTCCAGCCTGCGTTGGTAGCAGCGGCGGCCCAATAACAGGGGGCACGGATCCGGTCAGGGTCAGGGTCGCCGTCGTCGGGAACACGTAGACGCCGGTTGTTGCCGTTACAGCAGGGACACCGCCCGCAAGTACCAGCGTTTTCCCGGCCGGTTCACTGAAAGTCTCGGCCCACCAGCCGATTACACCGGCCATGGCTAGATACGAAACACTCGCGAAGCCCCGTTATCCCAGGTGACAGTGATGTTCGTGCCATCCGGGATGACCGGCAACCCGGAAGCAGTGTCGAACATGGCGACAAGCCGCGACGTTCCGGCGGTGCCGGTGTCTTTGTAGATGATCCAGCGCACGATCGTGGAACCGGTCACCGTAGGGAAAGTGACATCCGCAGCATCGGCCACACCGGCTGTCCACGACTTACTGGACAGGTTCGATGACGTGCATACAACACCCGTGATATCCGAGAGATACTGGTGCGTCGCAATATTGGGGGTGTAGGTGGCATCCACCCCACAAACCTTGAAGTTGTCTACCTCCCAGTCGATATCAGCCTGGAGGATCGATTCGCGGGCGTGATCGTACAAAGCATTTACCATAAGAAGTTCTCCCTATTCCGCATTGGAGATGATGGGGATCGCGATACCGATCCACGGCGCAGCAGCCGCAAGGGTTTGTGTGAACGTCACCGAACCGCCTGGTGCGTCGCCGAATATCAAGCCCGCACCGAACGCCACGGTGTCGGCATGACCGCGCTCGGTCTGGTTGTAGGCGCTGGTTTGCCCCCCGTATAGGAAGGCATTAACGATCCTGCCGTGCGAGTTTGTTGTTGCACTTACGGACGGAGATGCGCTGTAGCCCTGCGTGATTACCGGTGTTCCAATCCCAGCATGGGCGGCCAGCTTGTAGGACGCGGCACCCGTCGCATAGTTCGATCCGTATGGGGTTCCGATCAGATTTATCGACCGCGCACCCGTGGGTGGATCGAGTAGCCACCACACAACCAGCCTGTTAGATCCATTGGAGATGACTGGCAGCCTGTTCATGGTGGCGCCGCCGATCTTCGCTGTCACTGTGGACATATCCAGACCGGTTTGCGCCGTCATGTAGGCGAATACAATGTTCGCCTCAGGGTCGAGGGTGAACTCAGGTATCGTCGCCATGCTTGTTCCGACAGTGCTCTTGTTGTCGAACTTGACATCGATGCTGCCGACGATCGGCTTACCCACTGAGGTTTTCGCAGGGATGCCGAACGCTCGATTCACTTGGTAGTCAGGCTGATCCAGCGAATCCGGGTATAGGTACTTGCCGATCTTGAACATCATCGACACCTCAACCTCAACAGTCGGGGTTTGAGCGTTCTCCACCATCGCAAACAGGGTGCCGTTGGGCAGGTAGTACACGGAGCATTCGTAGCCGCGCCATGACCCGCCGTGGCCGCGCCACTGTCCGAGCTCGAACATGCCGTGCCCGTATCCGAAGTAGGTCAGCTGGTCATCGTTACCCCATGGGATAGGCCAGTAGCATTCGGTGCGCAGCGCATGAAGTTCCGGGCTCAACAAGGTGCCGTCGCGTAATTCCTTGGCCCACAGCAACAGGTCGTGGGCTGTGGAGATCATGACACCTGCACCACTCGAGTAGCCCGGACCGGTTTCCGTCGCGTCCTGCCAAGCCCAACCGCCAAACAAGCCAGTCGTATATGCGTGGCCATTGGCGTACGGCTCCGGCATTTTCGCGGTCGTCGGCCAGCTGGTTTGGGTCAGCCCCAACGGATCTAGAATGTCCGTCTGTAGAACGTCACGCACGTTGCGCCCGTTGACAATCGAGACGATCATGCCCAGCAGAATGAAGTTGGAGTTCACGTACGCCCAGCTTTGACCAGGCTCAAACGCCGGGTCGTGCTGCTTCATGATCGCGAGCGTTTCCTCGTCCGTCCAGTCCGAGGTTGGCATGAGGAAGTACCGCACCATCATTCCCAGGTCGGCTTGCTCATTGAACAGTCCGGACCGCAACGACATCATGTGCCGGATGGTGATCTTGTTACCGCTAGGGACGCCCGGAAGGAACTTCTCCAGCGGGTCATCTAGCGACAACAGACCGCGGTCTACCGCCTGCAAAATCATGGTCGCCGTGAACGACTTGGTGCATGAACCGATACGGAAGTGGTCCTCCAGGATCACGTCGCGGGCGCCTGCGGCTGTCGAGACCTTGCCGTACGGCTTCTCGTAGTAGCCGTCTGGGGATTGGATCATCAACACCCCGCCAGGGGCGGTCATATTCGCGGCCACGATCGCGTCGATGGCGGCCTGGTCATCCAGCGGGAGTAGCGACAGTCCGCCTGTAACGGTCGGGGTTCCTAGGGACACGGTGGATTCGATGCTGGGCACGAGAACTTGACCGGGGCCACCGATGACTTCTTCGCCCTCTAGCGGGTTCTGCCTGAACCTCACCCAACCAGCACCATCAGCACCGTTGCCGCCGAACTGTAACGTCAGCCCATTGCCGCCGTTACCGGCTCCACCCGGCGAGACTCCATCGGCTCCAGGGACTTTCTGGTCCCCGCCACCGACATGGTTCTCGCCCTTGTGCTCAAAATTGCCCGGCCCGCGGCCAATAGGGTTGGAACCCAACTGCAACTCCGTGCCGCCAACGCCGGGTTCGGCAGTGATGCCGTAGTCGGGGATCGACCAGCCACTTGCGGTGCCGTCGGCACCGTCACCCTGTCCGCCAAGTCCGCCAACACCTTTAGTGAAGGTAAGGATCGCATCGTCGACAAAGTGAACGCCCCGCTGCCATGTGGCGGATTTGTACAGACCGGGTGAGCCGGGCTCGCCATGGAATCCGAATGTAAAGCCCTGCTGCGCCCCGCCCGCACCGCCGACTGCGGTCACGTCAACGAAGTTGCACCACGACGGGATCGGGACGGTGCCCGAATCTACGACATACACCGAGATTGGGTCGTAGTAGCCCACACCGTTGCCGGTGTCGATGGCTGTTTCGATCCACGGAATGTTGCCGGACCGAACAACACTCGCCTTGGCGATCGTCGAGGGCGGCGAGTTCGGGGACGAGGTGTTGTCGCGTGTGGCGGCTAGTCCTACGACCTGAGCGAACGGGTGATCGGGGATGTCGTCAGTGGTCGAGATGCCCCGGACGCTGTGCGTGCCACCTACTGGGACGAGCTCGTAGGCGTAGGTCTCGCCCGCCTTCTGATCGACAGGGGTGTCAAGTTGGTAGAACGTCCAGTTGGGCGTGGAGCCGGCTGTCAGCTCAGCCAGGACGCTCGGGGAATGGTGCACTAACGCCCAATCACCCGAGACTGAATCGAGTTTCCAGATGTTGACGTAAAACGCGGTCATGCCACTGGTGCCGCAGCCAAGCCAAGAAACCACGCCGAGTGCTACGTCCTGCTCGACGCGCATTGTTGCGATGAGGGACGCACTCTGGGTAGCCGAGAGCGTGGTGTTGACGCTTGTCAGGCCATAGTTTGACCGACCGGACGGCAGCAGTCCAGTATTAACTGGGGTGTTGTTTCGGATACTGAGTATCTGAAACGCGCTCTCCCCCATGGCCGCTGCTGTTGCCAAGAGCTTCGAGACGTTGAACAGGTCGGCAAATCCACCGCTTGCGTTCGGGTCCGAGGAACCAGAGAGGCCGCCAAATAGATGCGAAAGGAATTCCTCGAAGGTGCCGTTCGCGTCCCCAGGACCACCGAAGCCCAGGATCTTGAACAGGGGTATATGGGTAACCGCTTCGAAGAGATCTTCCAGGGTGTGCAGGGCGTTGTTTGAGCCGGTGAGTCCGTTAACAACGGTGTCGATGATCAGCTGCCAGCGAGACAGTATCTCCTGGAATGTGTTACCCAGGCCGTCTATCCATGCCTGCTGAATCTTGTTGGTCTTCTTGCCGACACCATCATCGAAGTGGAATGTTCCAGCGGTGGCGTCCTTCGTTACCAGGATGCGGACCTTTACCGACTGCACGCCATCGGGCGCCGTGTAGGTGCCGGTCATCTGGCGCCAGTCCCCAACGGAGGTCAATGGGTTCAGTGTCGCAACGTCTTTGATTCCGACCTGCACAGCACTGGTGCCACGCCCTGAGAACTCGACCAGCTGTAGCTTTATCGGCGTATTAGATCCGGTGTAGCCCGACCACTTGACCCACATCTCCAGGGACATGGTTTGCGTCGGGCTCACAATGATCTCGTTGGAGCGCAGGGCTTTACTTGCCCCGTCCGCGGTCACCTTGACGTTGCCGGAGCTGTCGGCGCTGTGCGAAACCCCCGACTCCCACGACCAGTCCGGGTTATCCGCGATACTCGCCGCGTCTTGGAAGTTACCGGCAATCAACAGGTTTGATTGCTCATCAGTGATCCAGCTGAACGAGAGCAGCGGAATGAGGTTGGACAGAATGAAGCCGTCATGTCCGAACAGGTTGCCATTGAGGAAGTCCTCAATGATCTGGATGATGTCGCCCAGAATCGGGATGTCATCAGTCCACCCAGTCAGGAGCTCCCAGAGATCCTCCAGTGCCTGCTCGGGATCAACGTTCAACCCGAGAAGCTTCTGAATCAGCTCCTTGACAAGGTTTTCCGCGAACTCCTTGATTGCACCGAGGATCGTCTCCCACATCTCCGTGCTTTGACGCAGCGCGGAGAGAGGGTTGAACTCGATCGCCTTGTTGGGATCGAAATCAGCGACCGGAGAATTCCGGTCGAACGCTCTTGGCACTAGCTACCCGGCACCGGAGAAACGGGGACAACCATGACGGTCAGCTGGGCGTTGTTCTTGTTGAACTGGTAGATACCCGTGACGCCATCGTTGTAGAGGTTCACGTAAACCGTTCCAGCAGTGCCAGTGTGGTATCCGGGAACGACGGCGACGTTGTTGTCGGGGGTTATCGCCTTGTTCGCATCCCCAGTTGAAGAGAAGTGCGGGATGACGGTGGCCCAGGATGAGATGTTGCCGAATCCACGCCCAACCAGCTGACCAGAGTTCGGATCTCCCAAACGCACCTCACAGCCGATGATGAACGGGTCTTCATCCAGCTCAAGCCCGGTGGCCTTGATGTGCCCAAATATCACTGGCTGCCAGTCGAATTCCTGCGGAGGGATGGCGAATGACGCGATGGTCTGGCGAGTGGTGATGCCGCTGTAGTTACTGAACGACGCCTCAGGTAGCGAGTAGACGCGCATCGCGAGCGGATTGAAATCTGCCGGCGCGAAGTCGGAACCGTTCCAGGCGATAACCTGACCCGTAGCGGGGGCCGTGGAGTCGTTGTAGTCCGTGGCGTCACGGATGGTGGCGTTGTCCCCCTGCGGCCCCTTGGGGGCCTTCATCTTGAACAGCCAGCCGGGATCTGCCGTCGTACCGGTGACGATGATCTCCGATTCCAGCTCCGGGTCGTCCGGGTCTAACAGCTGAATCGACGGGTGGATATTCGGGTATGGTCCGGGAGGGCCCTGAGTCCCCATCTGCTTCTGGACGAAGCGCTCCCCGTCCCACAGATACACGATGTTGCCGACCCACCAGGCTTTACCGATGTCTGCGTCATCGTCGGTGAGGTTGTCGGGCAGGTCATCCGGGTCATCAATGGACGACTGGTACTGCATCTTGACGATCGGAGAGTTCTCCCCTGGCACACCCGGTGCACCTACCAACGCATCCAGAGTGATGGCACCGTCGTTCTGGGCCACCTCGAATGTGCCCGTCACCATCGCTGGCGTCTCCAAATCGGACACGACACCCCAAAAGTGCATGTTCGTGAGAACACTGCCTAGGTAGACAGCGTCACCGGGATCAGGCATAGCTACTCCTCACACACGAAAACCCCCGCCGCAGCAGGGGTTTTACGGGGGAAATCGGGTTACTTAAGGAAGTCCTCACCGGACGGTTCTTCGTCGGTGATCGAGATGTTCGGGGTGACTTGCCAGGACGGTTCCGGATCAGCGAGGTCGTGATCAAACCGCCCCTTGTTCAACCGCCGTGCCGCCTCAACCTTCAGATCCTCTGGAAGTGCGGAGATCTCAGCGAAAGTCATCGTGTCCAGGTGTTCTAGCGGGTCGTCCGGGGCATCCATCGGAACCCATTTGACGGCGTCCTCTATCACTCCGGGGCCGACAACCTTCTGCTTCTTGATCACCGGTTCCGCAGGATCCATGCCGGGAGGCCGCCAGCCCATTCGGACCATGTGGTATCCGATGTGGGCCACGAAATACGAGGCGTCCATCACGGTTCCGTCTTTGGCCACCGGGTAGTGGCAGTCCTCCAGGAACTTGCCGTAGGCGGCGAGCATGTCCCGCTTCGCCGCCTCTTCTACCTCTTGCTTCTTGGCGTAGTTCTTGAATGCGTTGGTATCGCTAAGTTCCATGACTCCCTTAGAAGACGTCTGTTGAACCGAGGAACATGCCCATCAGCCCCCACACTGCGGCGAGGGTGCGGGTGGCTTTTGCTACGGGATCTTCTTCTTCAGAGTCGTCCCCGATCGACAGTTCGATTGTCATGGGGGTGGACTCGTCGTAAGACCTACGGATAGCGGTGCATTGGTCAACGTGGATGACGTTGGCCATCTGGAACCCCAACCGGTCACCGAGGGTGAAATCGGTGTCCAGCAGGTAAGGCATCCCATTGCGGATGGATGTCTTAAAGCTCGTGTAGGCCCGTGTTTTCCAATGCCCCGAGCGCAGATTCAGAATCCCCGAGACGGTGTATGCGGTACCGCCGCCACCCTGCTCGAAGTGCTCCAAGAACCCGAAATCGCCCATGCGGATGGCGCGGATCGGGTCGGTAAACCGTTGCCAGGCCAGCAGCGTGTCGTCCAACTGACCCTGGTAGAGCTCCTCTAGACCGGGAGTACCTGGTTGCTGGTAAGCGCCCAAACCGTATGAAATGACGGCAGATAACTGTGAGAGCGCATACTTGATTCCGAATGTCTGGAGCTGGTTCACCCACCCCGGAGAACGTCCGCCGATCATGATGGTCTTTGCTGTGGCGCCGTGCATTGTTCTCTGGGATTCGACGATTCCGGAGTACTCGCCGTCCTTGAAGACAACCCATGGCGGCTTTGGTGCTACGCCGAACCACTTGCGGATCAGCGGATCTGTCTCGCCGTCGTTGTCCCTGTCTAGATCTATGACACTGGAGAGGGTTTCGGTGATCATGTCGTCCGCCGTGGACGCGATCAGATTGATCGGGCCATCCAAAAGCGTTCCCGTAGGCCCAGTTACGCCGGACTTGTCCTCAACCGCCAGGATCACAGCGTTGCGATGGGGGCGAGCCAGCTGCCCTGCCAGGGTTCCCAGTTCGGGATGTGGCGAGTCCTTATCCTCAGTGAGCCACGTGTAGGCGCGGATCATGCAGCCCGCATCCTCAAGCAGCGGCGCAGTGACGGTGTGGATGTCCGTCCATCGTGAGGTGAGGATCGTCGTGCGGGACTGGTCGAAGGGCGGGTTGACGAACTGCACCTGCACTGGCCATAACAGCGGATCGAAGCCGCCGATGATGTCCGCGACCCCCAACCACGCGCCAGGATTGAAGATGTTCGTCGGAATCGACAGCAGCGGAAAGAATTGCCGGGCAAGGTTAATGAACATCGTCAGGGAAACTGCGGTACGGCAGTTCCAGGGGAGGATGAACATCTTCGGGAACTGGATCTCCGGCGGGAAGATCGGATTCGCGCCAGCCAGCAGGTGTTTTACATGCTCGCGGTTGTGAACCATCTCCATCTCGACGGTGTGCAACCCATCGTTGGAGCGCTTAGCGGTAACCCCGGTGACTTTCCCGCCCCACCTAGTCCGCCAGGACCGGTTGGTCGGATTGGGGTCAAGGGTGAAGTGCAGATCCTCTTCGGCTCGGCGGTCATACAGGATGAAGTCCGACAACCAGTTGTCGCGCCGGATCACGCATGTACCAGTGCCGGAATCGGCCATCACCTCTTCGACACGTACGCTCTTTTCTTGGGCGATCGTGCCGATCGGCTGCATATTCTTGTCCCACAACCTAAGTAGGGGCCGCTGCTTGGTCTCAGCGATTTGCGTCTGACGACGGGCCTCGAGGTACCGGTACGCGGACATAGGGTCGCCGACGGTTGGTGCTTGGGTGGCGCCGATGATGCGGTCCAAGATCTCGTGTGGGGATGAGAGGCCAGTGAGGTCGACGTTCCAGCTCACCCGTAAGCCATCCCGTAGCGTTGGGGGACGATCGCCGTGATGGATCCGTTGGCGTTGGAATGCCGAACCTTCAGCTTCGCAACCGTTTTCGGTGGGACAAGGCTTGCGTCAGTGAAGGATTCCCGCATGCGCCGCCACACCGGCAGTGTGGAACTCAAGATGTCATGTAGGAAGAAGTCCAACAGCTGCGAGTTGCGCAGGATCTTGTAGAACAGCGGATCCACCGGGTCTGTAGAGGCTGTGAGGGTGCGGGCGTTGGGGTCGGTATCGACCAGCACATACCCGTCCTGCGGGGTCAACAGTGGCAGGGGAACCCACCTGTCGCCCTCTTGAATCCACGCCTTACCCGGTGAAGAGACAATGAACTTCGGATATGAAGCTTGATCGCCCCGATTGGGGACGGTGATGACCCCTTCACCCACATCTAGACCGGGGATGAACTCGTTCAGAAGATCTTCGATCTGGTCCCAGATGGTGGAGGTATCGATCGTGTTCTTCCACGTCGAGTACTCGGAGCGCTTCGCCCAATACGGCTGGACGGCAACGATCGTCATGTCCCAGGACATGAAGTTGTTGCCCATGGCCGTAGGGTCGAGCTGGAAGGCGGTCTTGGGGTCTGAGGCCAATCGGACGCGCAGGAACCGCCACCCGTGGGTGCGGGTCCACACCCCTAGGTAGCCGTCTTCCTTGGCCGACCAGGAGCCCCACCAGCGGTCCTCGAGGATCCCGTAGCGGAACGGGTTGTCGATCAATTCGCCGTTTCGGGAGATCCACGGCGCCACATCGGGGTTGATATGGACCCCGAAGTTGATCTCACGCTTCTTCCAGTCGACCCGCTCCGGGATCGCGCCGATTGTGTACGGGCCCTCGGACATCAGCTGTTCGAATGGGACGTGCATCATCCCCGAGAGCTGCGGGGCGAGGATGACGCCCTCGCGACCCGCATTGGTGCCTGCGAGGTTCCACATCAGCCGCTTGCCCGTGGAAGGGTGTGGAACCCCGATTAGGACAACCTTCATTTTGGTTGCCTTCAAATACTCAGGCAGACCGTAGAAGTCCTCTGTCGGGGGCTTGTGGATGCCGTGGAGATTGAAGTCGGCCATTTAGGGCGCCCCCACTCGTGCCGTACCGAAGTTGCGACGCCAGTTGGAGTTGTATCCGTCGTTGACTTTGTTGACTACATCCCCAGCGTTGGCGCCGACCGGCCCGTTGAAGTTCACATTCGTGGACTGGTCCATTGGGCCGCCACCAATGCCGGGGTTTTGGCCAGGCACAAATCCCACGGCAGGATCCATGCCGGGGCGCCCTAGCTGATTTCCACCCTGGAAATCTCCGGGCTGGGCTATGCCGCCACCGAATGGCTGTGGGAGCAATCCAGTGATTGCGTCTACGACACCGCTACCCGATCCGCCCATAGCGGATCCTGCGATGTTGGCGAATGCCGCCCCGCCTTCGCCAAGTAGCGGGGAGCCGTCTGATTCTTTACGGAGCCCGCCGAAGAACTTCAGTAGCGTTGAACCGGCCTTGAAGATGCCCCAGTCCATCGGGTTTGAGAAACCGTCGGGAAGTAGAGTCTCCGTCAATCCACCAACCCCGGTATCGGCGAGCTCGCCGAAGTTGGGCATCAGCTCCTTGAGGCCCTCGGAGATCTTCGCTATCGGGTTATTGGCCGACCCGCCAGAGCTTGATCCGCCCTGTAGATCCAGTCCGGCCCGATCGTCTTTGGCTTGCTGGAGATCTCGCTTGAGCTTGTCGACCATGTCGCGCTTGCGCTGCTTTGTGGTCTCCTTGGCCTTCGGATTTGATTCGAGGTCGGCGAGTTCCTGCTCTGTAACATCGAGTCGGTTCGACAGGTCGCTGATGCGGTCGTCGGCTTCTCGCGTCTGCTTCGACGAAGCGCCACCCCCGGTAGAACCAGAGCCGAACCCGAGCGGGGACACCGACGCTGAGCCGCCGGAGGGTAATGACACGGAGCTGGTGGGCAATCCCACGGCAGCGGCACCGGATCCACGGCCCTTGCCCAACATGACATGCAGGTGGTTCATGTGGTTCTGGTTGTCATCCCCGCGGTCCGGCATGGCCTTGCCGTCGGTCAGTGATCCGCCGTAGCCGTAGCTCGTTTGGCGCCAAATGAGCCCGTCTAGCCCGAGGATTCCTGCGTTCTTGACGACGAATGCCGCTACGGCATCACCCAGTGCCTTACCCATGGGGGTGTCGTAGCCAGGGATCATGATGTCGAGGGCGTTCCCCGTCGAATGCTCGCCGAAGCCGTCTTCGGAACGTCGGCCACCAATGCTGGAGATCTGCGGCCACAGCTTCATCACCATCGACCGCAGGTAGTTCGCGCCAGGGTTCAAGCCCTCGGCGAAGCCGGGGATCATCATGTCCCGCAGGTATGAAGCCGAAGGCACCCAGCCGGCATTGAGGGCGGCGACGATTCCCGCGCCACCATTGCTCATACCCTTGGCCGTGACAACACCTTCACCGTCAGATAGCCAGGCCAGGATGGAATCAGAGGTACCGGTTCCAGGGCCACGTACTGGGCCGCCGCCAGAGAACCCCTGCAGGGACTTACCCCACTGGTTGAGCTTGTCCGCTCCGGGAACTTCAAACCCAAAGACTGAGGTCGGGATGGAAGACAGAAAGCCGCCGAGAATCTTCAGTGGCAACTTGATAACCGCACCAAGCCCCGAGAACGCCGCTGTGACAGCATCTTTAATCGCGTTCGCCGCGCCGGAAATTCCAGACTTGAGGGAATCCCAACCGGCCTGGAACTTGTCTAGGATCGGAGAAACGAAGTCCCATGCCGCACTGATGGCGGTCCTGATGCCGTCCCACGCGGGCTTAATGGCGTTGTTCCACAACCACATCGCGCCTTCGCCGACAATCTTCCCGACGCGCACCCAGTTGTTGAAGATGTCAGATACGACTTCCCAGGCAAGGCCAATACCCTGCTTGATCCCCTCCCAGGCGGGCTTAATGGCGTTCTCCCATAGCCACATCGCTGCGATACCGATCGCCTCGAAGGCGGGCTTCATCGCCGCGAATACGGTCTTCAAGAAGCTCCACGCCACGCCAACGACCGTCTTGATAGCAGCCCAGGAGGTTTGGACTATCTTGCGGAATGTCTCAGAGTTCTTGTAGGCCAGGATGACACCGGCGACGAGCGCTGCGATCGCGGCGACAATCAGGCCGATTGGGTTGGCCGTCAGCGCGATGTTCAGGATCGCCTGAGCGGCGGCCCATAGCTTGGTGATACCGATTATCACTAGAACGGTGGTCTTGTAGGCCACGAACCCGGCAACTAGCGGGATGATGACGGCCTTGAACCGTTCGAACAGGTTGACCGCTTCGCTTAGCCCTGAAATGAGTGCGGGGCCTACGTTTTGGGCAATCTCGCCAATGGCCTTGCCTACCCCACCGATGGCGGTTCCGAGGGTAGATGCGGCCTGCTTGACCGAGTCCGACGCGAATGCCGTTTGCATCGTGTTAACGAATCCGGTCAGGCCATCGCCGACCGACTGTAGCGGCCCGTCAATGAGCTCAAAGAACGAGATCGATGCGGTCTCAACGGCATTCTTGATCCGCTCAATAACGCCAGGTAGGCCCTTGTTCTGCGCTGCGGCTAAATCTGCTGCGGCACCCTGCTTCTCGACGGCCTTACGGAGTTGGTCATATCCTTCGCTTCCGCCCTTGGCTGCAATTCCAGCTAGACGTGCGGCATCGGAGCCGAAGAGTGTTCCGGTAGCCGCCTGGTACATCTCGGGGGTCATCCGCTTCGCGGCTTCACCCAATTGCCCTAGTAGCGAGCTCATGCCGACGAACTGGCCGCTCGCGTTGTACACGGTAAGGCCAAGCTCTTGGATCGCACCCTGTGCAGGGTTGGATTGGTCAGTTAGCGCGAGCAGGGTGGCCTTCAACAGGGTGCCCGCATCGGAGCCCTTGATCCCGTTGTTGGCCAGCATGCCGATCGCGGCAGCGGTGTCCTCAAGGGTTAGGCCGAACTGGGATGCCACGGAGCCACCGGCCTGCATCGCGAACGCCACATCAGTAATGTCAGCCGAAGTAGCGTTTGCGGTGTTGGCTAGTACATCTGCGGTCTTGGCCGCATAGTCAGCCTTCAGGCCGAAGACCTGTAGGGCGTTGGCCTGAATCGTTGCCGCCTCGGCGGCGGAGATCTGTGCCGCTGCGGCCAGCTGCAGGGTGCCCTTAGCTGCGGTCATGGACTGGTCGACGGTGAAACCAGCCTTGGCTAGTTCGGTCATAGCCTGGGATGCATCGACGGCGGACGTGCTGGACAGGCTTACGTCGTTACCGAGATCCTTGGCGCGCTGGCGAAGCTGGCCCATCTGATCTGCGGTAGCACCAGTGACACCCGAGAGGGTGTTCATGGTCCGCTCAAAGTCCACGCCAGTCGTTATCGCGGCCTTGAACCCCACAGCTAAGGCTCCGGCTGCTGCGACAACACCGGATGCCTTGAGCGCCGTCTTAAAACCCTCGCCAAAACGAGAGCCTGCGGCGGAGCCTTCCGCCTGAGCGGTACGTGCGGCACCGGAGAACAGTGAGGTGACCCGGCCGCGTGAAGTCGCCGATTCTGCGCCCTTGGTGAACTGCTGGCCAGCCTTCTGCCCCTCAGCTGCAGCTCCCCGCGTGAATGGGGACCACCACTTGCTGGGAGAGTTCCCCTTCGTGCCAGATGCCAACGCGGCCCTCGAGAAGTCTGATCCGGCCTTGTCGCCAGACCTCAGCGCCTGCTTTTGGGCGTTGTCGAATAGTGCGCCGATTCCCTTTTGGGCCTCTTTGTACCGCACCGTTAAGGAGAGGTATCCTGCCGCGAGTTCAGCTGCCACGGTTCACCTCCCGAATACATTCCGCAGTTTCCTGCTCTTGTCGACCGACTCGTCGCCACGTCCTAGGGACGCCTTAATCTGTGATAGCGGTGCGGCTTTCACGTTTGAGCCCTTGCGTTCTGAGCTCTTGTCTTGCATGTCCGGGCCGATCATTGATGGCCGCTTGCGGTTCTTCTGACCGTCTTTAGACTTCGACCACAGGAGCAGGCGCAGGCAGTTGACAACCATCGCCAGAAGCCGGTTGGTCAATGTCCAATCGGCTTTGTCGGGGTGTAGCCGCTGAAACACCCTGGATTCTCGATCTAGAAACATCACGAACACATGTAGGTCGCGCCACGTGAATTCCGGTGAAGGACAATGCCGCAATCGAAATCCGGCGTTGAGAAGATCGGCTTCTAGCTCGTCCTGGTGCTCGTCAATAAGCGCTAGAAGCGCTAGGATTTTGGGACGTCGACGTTGGCATATTTCTGCCAAGCGGTCATAAGCTCGTCAACCTTCTTGGCTGGCATCTGGTCGAACAGCTCCAGATCCTTTTCAGTCAGCGCCCATTCGAACATCGACCACATGCCGGCCTCGGCGTTGTCGCGGTTCTTCCGGAGCACGCCCGTAGGGATCTGGTCGAAGGGCTTCAAAGCGATTGAGTGCTCAACCTTTTCGTCGCCTTCGCCAATGTTGAATTTGTAGAGAAACATTCGCAGCCTTTCAGTGTTAGGTGCAGCCGGTTAGACCGGCGGGGCCTGCGGTCCCGGCTGCGTGAGAAGAACAAGCCCCGCCGGGACTAGGAGCCCGTTACCTGGCCGTCGTCGGTGTACAGGTACACGTAGTTGCCGTCAGCGTCCTTGAAGCACTTGACAGTCACCTCATAGGAGATGGTGTCCGAGTGCACGATGGTCACGTCGCCAACTTCGGTGATCTGACCGTCCGGGATGACGTTGCGGTACTTCGCATCCAACTCCGTGTCGGTGGTGTCAATAACCCACGACATGTGCGGCAGTTTCTTGGAGTTCTTCTTGACCGCAACCTGGGTGCCATGAGAACCGTTCGCCGGGGTGATCGTTACATTCGACTCCCCATAGATGGCCTTCAGGACATCACCCTTGAGTGATTCAAGAAGAACGAACTGGAAGGTGTGGTTGTACTCGGTCTGTAGAACCTTGACCGTGTCACCGCCAAAGGCCTTCTTTTCCTCGGTGGTGCGCTCCATGGTTTCGGTGAAACCGTCTTCGCCGACATAGCCGAGGTCGACGAACGCGACATTCAACGCCCCGCCTACTGTGGTCGGGAGGGCGGTGCCGACTGGGGCAACAAGGCATGACCCAGTCGCCAAAGGCTCGGCAGCGTAAACATTTTTGACGTCAGACGCCATGATTGGCCCCTTTCAAGGCACGGTGCAGCCGGGACCGAAAGGGTTTTCAGGAAGCGCGCAGAAGCACGTCTACCGTGAGTTGGAATCGCGGAGAACCTGTTCCAGGCTCATTCCACTTGGCTGGTTCGCCAATGATGTTGACGCGGCGTATGCCGATGTGCTCGTAAGGGGCCTGTAGTAGCAGGTCTCTCACTTGCTCAGCGAGCTCACCGGCGGCGATTTCATTTGCGTGCCAGCACTGAATGATCAGGCGTCGTTTCGACAGAATGCGTTGCTTGACACCGTCCAGCTCTGGCCCTATCGGCGCGGAACTGACGGTGATTAGCGGGGTCGGGCGATTAGTGGGAACGTCACCAGATACTCGAACCCCGGTTTGGGCCGCGAGATAGTCGCGGACAACTTTTGGTGCGTATGGGAACACCTATTCACCTCCTGCGAGGTGAAAGTTCTTGACGAGCGTGTTGTTCTCAGCGTTGTCGACTATGGACTCCGCTTCTGCCGTGATGACGGTGGCGCGGTATCCGTTCTTGGACAACGGTTCGTCACCCTCGGTGGATACCCTGTATCCGGGCGCTTCGTCGGTATCTAACCCTTGGTTACAGGCATCGGCTACGCGCTGCATGCGCTCGACGCCTTCGGTGTCGACGATCTGGCGGATGATGCCGTTCCAGTTCTTTTTGTTGAACTTGAGCGCCATCAGCCGTTGACCTTCTTGAGTTCGACGACGATGCCGGGCTTCCATCCATGGAATCCGCCCGTGTAGTCCCGGACACCTACTGTTTCGTAGGTTGTTCCGTCGACTGTGAAGCGGTCCATCAGATTCACTGCCACGGGCGGGATTTCGAGATCCCGTTCGGCGATATCCTGGGATGTGTGACCGTCCAGGTTCTCGGTGCGGTGAGTGCCGAATGAGTACGCCTTACGCGACACGGGTGTCCCGAATGTGGGTACATCGTTGCCCATGCCGCCTTGGGTGACACCCGTTACGGGTGTGTGTGTCACCGGGATTCGGGCCAGGGATTGGAAGCTCACAGGCGGTGGATGATGACGTTGGGGACGGGATAGCGGTAGCTTCTGGCTTCCGCGAGCTCGTCGTCGGTCAGCAGGGCGGTGGAGGAAACCCAGTCGGCAAACCGCTGGCGGTAGTCCGCACCGGCGGTGAGGTCGGTGGACATGGCTTCGGGTGAGCCGGGTTCAACGGTGAGGTTCCGGGCGACAATCCCCGCGACTGCTGCCACGACTGCGGCAGGTGGTGCGTCTCGGGTGTATTGGACATGCACGATTTCCCCTGTGGGGATACGGCTCCCGTTGCGGGTGACGTTGACGTAGTTGTCTTCGATTACACCGTCGATGGATTCACCGCACAGGTCGGTGACTGTGACGCTCGTGCCAGTGGGTGGGTCGGGCAGGTACACCCGACCGTCCACGACATGCGCGCGCACAGTCACCGATCCTGCCGTGAAGGTGCGGCCAGCCTCCCGCTGAAACAGTCGAGACACCCTCTCCAATAGGCCCTCGATACGGGCCCGCTGGGATGCGGTGAGCTCGTCCTCGTCGTCGAGCCCTAGGGCTGCGGCGACGTCAGCGGGGGAAGCCAGCACTACTAGCTGCCCAGCTCGTTGAAGACGAGGACGCCGGTGGGGCGAACCACCTTGCCGCCGTACACGTGCAGGCCGCGGATGCGGTCGGCGAACTTGTTCTGCGCACGCATGCCTTCAACCTCGTCGATCTGCGACACATACGCCGCAGCCGAGGGGTGGAAGAACACGGCCTGCGGCGAATCAACTTCGGGCAGGTTGTTGGAGGTGACGACCCGGAAGTTGAGCAGTTGGCCGACAGTGGCCTGACGCAGGCCCTCATTGTCGCCCGACTTAGAGAAGTCGGTCAGCTTCGAGTCCGCGCCGAGTAGAAGCGCCTCAAATGAGGCATTCACGACAGCCACGCGACCCGCAGACGGTGCCTTGTTGATGTTCAGCGCCTTGCGGGCGTTACGGAAGATGTCGAACGCGCCATCGCCGGTAGTGACCGAGCTATAGGCCAGGTTCGCGCCATCAGCGATCAGCATGTTGGCGATGAACTTGTCGGCGTCTTCGATCAGGCCGTCTGCGGCGGCGTTGGTGTAGTCCTCCAGCGAGCCGGCTGCCTGGCGGCGGTCGATGTCATCGACGTAGAAGTCGAATGACTTCTCCTGATCGATGAGCAGGTCAACTCCGGTGTCGGAGATTGAATCTGCCGACGTGGTGCGGCCAGCGGCCTTGTAGTCCTTCACGGCGGGTGGGGTGACTCCGGTGATGTGGACTGTATTACCCTTGGTGGCTTCGCCCTCGTAGTGACGGTCGAGCAGTGCGGCGAAGACCTTTTCATTCTCCCATCGCACCAGCATGGATGCTTCCCAGATTTCTGGGATGAAGTTGGTGACAGCCATCTAAGTGGCCCCTTTCTATTTCTTCCCCATAAGCTCGTCGAGTTGCCCGTTCTTGAGGGCTTCGACCCGCTGCTGGGGTGACATGTTTTTGAGTTCGTCACGGGACGTAATCTGTTGTGGTCCCGTGACTTTCTTGTCTGAGGTGACCTCGGCTGCCGGTGCTGCCGCCGGTGCGGACTTCGATTTCATAGCCTCTTCTAGTCGGGTGTTGAACCGCTTCAGGAAGCGCTCGACGGATTCCCGCATGTCTTCCTCGGTGTCGCCCTTGATGTCCTCTGGGTCGACTCCTGTTGTGCGGGCGACCTCGGAGCGCATTCTTTCGATGCGTTCTGAGGTTAGGTCGGCGCGGATCTTGTCGATTTCAGCCCTCGGGTCGAATTCGGATTTCTTGTCGGCGCCCGACTTTTCAAAGAGGTCACGCCATTTCGCGGCGTCGTCGAAGTTTTCTTTCGCGCGTTTCTCCCAGCGTCGTTCCTCTACGCGGGCTGCGCGAAGCTTTTCCAGCTCTTGCCGTTCCTCGGCTGAGAAGACCTCGTTACTGGGGGCTTCCGACTTTGGTGTGGCTGGAGCGGTTTCGCCTGGTTCCGTTACGGCTCCCGGCATGTCGTTCGGGGTCACATCAGACATGTGAGTTTCCTTTGCGTTTCGCATCGGTTGGCGCCCGTTCGGGCGAACCCCCTTGTGGGGGAAGTCTTTTAGAGATCCGCTTTTGCGGTGAACTGCTGGTGGGCCCAGGTAAGAACGGGGCCTACCTCGCCGTGTTCGCGCGTCACGATCAACTTGCGGTAGTCAGGCATGCGGCCATTGCGGTCATCGATGCCCCGGATGGCTTTCACCTGCTGGTGGGTCTGTTCGAGTAGTTGTGGATCGATAACCTGCTCGAGGTCCATTCCCCGGCGCAGGACATCCACATGGCAATCGCAGCCGGGGTGTATCGGCATCAGCCGGTTCGTCTTGTATCGCTGCGTTGATGCGATGGTGCACATGGCGCAGTTCTCCGAGCCGGTCAGGACTCTTCGGTAGTACTGCTTCCCACTGGCAGCCAAAGATCGCTGAGACTGGCGGACTTTCGCCATCTGCAGATCGGTGCCGACGATGTTCTGCAGCCGCTTCCCGCCTATGGCGAGCGCCTGTTGAGGCGACTTACCCTGCGACAGTGCGGTTCGCGCGGTGATGACCGGTCGGGCGTAAACGGTCTCCGGGTCCACGCCGCGACCTTGGGTGATCTCATCGCCCACTAGAAGTGGCTGCGTACCTGTGGATTCACCGAAGTAGATGGACGTGAAGTTTCCGACCTGGGCTTGTGCTGCCAATACGGTCGGTACGAGTAGTTCGACCAACCGCTCGAGCCCTGCGTCTCCTAGCTCGACTTCGGCCCAAACTTCTGTGGAGTATCCGAGCAGTTGGCGTCTTAGTTCCGCGACCGCAGCCGCGTAATCAGCGTGGTCCACCAGTCACAGGCTGTTGTGGCGGCTGATTCTGGGCCCTCTGGGCACCGAACAGTGACAGCTGCTCTTTGGAGCGGTCTAGACCGTCTTGCTTAATCTGGTCCGGCGAATATCCGAGGATGTTCCGAGCGATCGAGCCCCACGACTCCCCTGCGGCCTTGGCTTGCGCGGCAGCGGAGTACTTTTCGGACAGGGTCACGCGCGCTGGCGACTCAAACGACACGTCTATGGTGGGGATGTTCGTGACGCCTTCAGTTTCGAGCGCCCTCACAAGGATGGCTTCTAATCCGAGTTTCGCGACCGCTAAGCGTGCCTCGCACTTGAAAATGAAGCCCTTTTCGGTGTTCATAGCGCCCTCAGCGGACTGGTTCGCGCTATCCGGCATCAGTACCGGCAGGGGCGTCTTCGTAGCCGCAGAGAGTAGGCGGATGTCCTCCTTGGTGGCGGAGAGCATCTGTCCTATATCGGTTGTGGATGATTCCCAGATGTCCACGCCTGGCGGCAAGTCCCACAACGCTCCAGGTGCTGGCTCGAAGATGGCGGCCCAGTCGATCACGTTGTCGTTTTCGTCGTGAGTAGGAAGCGGTGCTCCGCCATCCTTCTTCCGAAGTGCCCGTTGACGGAACGCCTGCATCGCCATGGTTGTCAACCGCTGAAGCATGCCTGTGTTGACGCGGTTAATGTCGTCTAGGTGGGTCTCAAACTCCCCAAACCCGCCAGGGTTTGCGTACAGCACCACTGGTGGCGCACCGTCGGTTGATATGGCTTCGCCGACCGGTTCCCACTTTCCCGAGATCCTCGATAGCAGACGTTTGGAGTTGATGTTTGGGACGTAGCAGTCACGGGAGAATTTTTGTCTAGCACCGTGAACCCAGATGTAGGCGAAGTCCTTCTGCTCGTCGATATCCCGCCAGTACCGTATCGCGGCACGTACCCTCCATGGCTGCAGCGGATCTGCGGCGACACACATGGTTTCTGGGGAATCTGCGGTGATTAACGCCTGCCCTTCATCTCCCTGCCAGCAGGTTAGAAATGAGTCCCTGAAGGTTAATCCGTACTCAATCCACTGCCTGGCAATAAAGTCCATGCGGTTATCACGCCAGATCCGCTGCGCCTGCTTCGCGATTTCCGAGTCAGACGAGCCGCCGACCGTGATGCCATTTGGGACGATCCTGTCGGCCACTGAGTCTCGGATCAGTAGTCCCCAGTTGGTGCGGGACATCTTCTGGAAAGCTTGCCAGGACGCCTTGGTGTTCCTTGACTGCTCAGGCAGCGGCGCGTCGCCGGACACGTACCGGTCCAGTAGGCGGACTCGGGACATGTTGTCGTCTATCCGCTTCGACAAGATGGGGAGCCATTCTTCGGGGGTTACCGCCATCGACTCCCCTCCTGTCAGTAGATGCGTCTAGGCACGTAAGATTTCGGTTTTGGTTGCGCGCCTTCACGGCGGGCATCTACACAAGCTGTCCAGGACAGGACTGCGGCCATTGCGGCGTCGAACTTGTCTTCGAGGCGGCCATCCTGCTTCTGCAGAATCCATTGCGGCTGACCGAACTCGTCCAGGGTCTTTAACTCTTTACGGGCCGCGTGCCCCATGTGCCGGATTAGCACGGGCCGGTGCGTATTTGCGCTGTACGACAGGAGTCCTGAATCCAGCGCCTCCACGTACGACCGAAGTGCCGGAACCATTCGGGACTTGATCTGCGTGTGCCACTCGACAACCTGGTCGGGCCAACGGGCTGCCCACGACGCCACAGTCTCTGTCCAATGGGGTGGGTCGCAGTACATGCGCCACACCTGGTATCGGGACATCATGTCCGACACCAGATCTGTTACCTCATCCTCGGGAACTTCCCAAATCTCGGCGTTCTCCGGCCGCTCCCAACATCCCAGAAGCATCTGTCGGCCCGTGGATATCTCGGTGATAGTCAACGCCGTGGCATCGCGGAATCTAGCCCCGTCAAACCCCGCCGTGACAAATGCGCCGTCCGGGATGGTCTCGTCTGATTGCAGGTCTTCGACTTTGACCATGTCGAATGCCTGGGATCCGGACATCCGCCACCGGTTTAGCCAAACACGCTCAAGGAACGCCTTATCGGCACCGGGGCGATCCCATTGTGAGGCAATCTCATCGAACTGTCCTGGCCCGAACTCCCCTACTGGCCCGGATGCCTCGTCGATTGCCTTGATGCGTTCCGTCTTGACACTCAAGTCACGAGTGCCATCGTCGGTGCGGTACAGATACAGCAGGTCCGGGCGTTCAATCAAGCCCTTGGAGATTTGGATCGCCTCGGCGTGCACCATCTCCATTACCGAGCCCTGTCCCGGTTGTCCGGCAGTCCCCACGTATAGAGACCAGGGGTCATCTAGTGGACGCTTCGGCAGGTTCGCATCCATCGTCTTGTGAGCCTCAATCTGCCTGGGCAGATACAAACGGTGCGGCTCATCGAAACAGTTCATCGTCGTGCGGGCACCGTCTCGAGCGCCGGGAGAGTTGGCCAGCGCGACAGCCTTACCGTCCTCGCGGCCACGTTCATCTAGCCGGCAGATGCGCTCTTTCGACACATCAAAAAGGTCCGCATCCGGACCCTCGCTGATGATGTATGTCAGCGCACCGAAGGCCAGTTCCTCAACCTGCTCAACCGACACCGCAAGCATTGGAATGTACGGCGAACGTACGGGCCTGCCGACCGGGTTTCCGTATGCATCCCACCCGTCAAACCTGGTCGGACCGTCGGGGTGGAGCTCACAGAACGCCAGGAGCGCCTGCTTTTCAGTCTTCGCCAAGCCTTTTCGGACGGAAAGCCCCACCCGTTTGAAGCGGCGGCGCCCCTCCCATGGGTGGCCTTTGGGGTAGATCTCAAACGCCCGGTATATGAAGGCTTCGAACTCTTTGTCGAGCTCATACCGTTCACCCTGGAGAGACCCTGGTCCATAGACCGCGCGATCCTTTATGAGGTCGCAGATATCCTTACCGAGGGTTGGCCATGGCTCCGGATCGGGTCCCGGAACAACCAGCAGCATCAGCTACACGACGTACAGGGCAGCCCGCGGATCTTCACCGCTCGGCGGCTTGGGCTGCGCCGGCTGCGAAGTGCCGCGACGCCTCTGCCCCTTGGACTTAGAGTCCTCAGCTTGCTCGATCTGCCATTCAAGGCGCCGCCTAGCCATGGGGTTCGTCCCATAGTCAGCATCTGCCTTCTCAAGCCGGACCTGAATCTCAGCCCGCTCCTTCGGCGTCTCCGACAGCCAAAAGTCGTTGTACAGCATCGCCACACGCAGCAGGCCATTGATATCAGACTCCGCATACTCCGGCGCCATCGGTGATGACCAAATATCCGCCCACCACCGACGAGTCATGGAGTGCCAAGCGATGTCGTCAGGCATCTCCGGCGCCTCGACATCATGATCAGCCGAGAGCACAGCCTTAGTCGTCGACTTATTCCGCCTCGCACGGACACTCGGGTCTTTCGGTACAGGTCCAGGCATGGATCAACCTCCCGTTTCGGGATATAGGTGAGTGCCCCGTTTCGGGGCTAAAACTGTGGGAACCCGTACGCAGGAAAATGAGCAGCTTCGGCCCGTAGTCGCCGGGTGGGTGGGTACGGGGTGGGGGCCAGGGGGTTGCGTTGCGGGCGCTGTGTGCCTCTGTGGCGTGTGATCGGCGTCGTGGTGTGTAGATCCCTTGCCGTAACAGTCACCGGGCTAATCAGCTGGTTTATGTCCGTTATCGTGACAATTGGCTGTTCACGGCGTATATTGGGGTGATGTTGACGTGTTCGGAGTGTGGTCGCCCATTCAGATGGTCTGGGCGTGGCCGTACTCCGGTGGTGTGTGGGCAGCGATGCCGTAAGCGCAAGAGCCGCAACAGTCTGCCGTCTACGCTTACCTCGCTGCGACGTTGGACGTGTGCGGATGGCAAGCGGCCTGTGCGGATTGATGGCAGTCCCGCATCCTCTACTAACTCGGATACATGGACTGACTACAGCACTGTCGAGCATCAACCCCATGGCGTGATGCTCGGTGATGGGCTGGCGTGCTATGACCTTGATGATGTGATAGCAGCGGATGGTGTGCTGCATCCCGAGGCTGTGGCCGTACTGCGCTCAGTGAAGCCGCTGTGGGTGGAGAGGTCATTGTCTGGACGTGGGCTGCATGTGTTCGTCCGTGGCGAGGAGCCGTCGCATGTGAGTGATCGGGTGAGCTTCTACTCATGGGGGCGGTTCATTGTTGTCACTGGTGATCGGTACTGCGCACCGCGCTACCAGGTGGTCATCTAGGGCGGACGGTGTGGCCTTGGGCTGTGTTGCCTTCGTCGGCGCTCTTCTTGTCGTGGCATGGGCGGCAGGCGGCTTGACCGTTGGTGGTGTCGTATGGTGCTCCACCGAACTTGGTGGCGGTGATGTGGTCGGCTATGCCTGCTCTGCTTGTGCAGCCTGGGTACTTGATGCGGCAGCGGTAGTGGTCACGCTCTAGTACTGCTGTGCGCCATGCTTCGTGCTCTGGTGTCTTAGTACGTGGGTTGCCCTTACCCCATCCATGAGTGGTGTGAGTGCGGCAGCGGTGTCCGTTGTAGACGAGGGTGGTGCAGTCTTTGAAGGTGCAGACTTTTGGGGCTCGCGGACTCATGCCACGTCGGGACTTGCGGGCTGGTCGTTCAATGTGGGTGCGTGCTTCTCCCGCTGGGGAGCGTACTTACCAACCTGGATGCTGTTATCGCGGAAGGTGACGTCTGCATTCTGCTTCAGTGTCAGTGCGTCCTGCACTACTACCTGATCCCATGTCTTGTATGAGGTGATCAGCTTGTCGCCGTTGTACACGTGCAGCACGGCCTGCGGATCTACTACGTAGTGGGTGGCCAAGGGCCAGCCTTGGTTCTCCGTAGCGCTAGGGATGGTCACTAGGACGGGCATGTGCAGCCTTTCAGTTGCAGAGTAGGACGGATCGCGGGGTCTGTTGTGGGACACCGAACCTGTGCGCTACACGGGGCAGTGTGCGTGATGTGCCGTCCGGGTGCTGGAACAGGGTCGGTCCGTCGTCATGCTGGACAATGGAGGGCCACGTATATGCGACCTTGTGGCCGTCGTTGCGTGCCCAGTCTGTGAGTACCTGATCTACCGGCATCTGGAACCAGCGATTGTGATCTAGTGCGCTGTCGATCAACTCGGTACGTATCGCATACCCCACGGCGTGGAGAAGAAACCCTTCAGCCACAATCCAGGAAGCAGAAGCGGCGTCAGCGGCTTGAGTTGCTTGCAGGACTCTCGGCTGCCAGTGCTTCGGGTAGTTGATACCCAGATAGAACGAAACAATCGGTGCAGGTGCAGCATCCAGAATATTGGTTAAGGTGGTTGACCAATCCTCGCAGGGGATCGCGTCATCCTCTAAAACAACGCCCCACTCGGCAGGGCTCTTCGCTAGCCACTCGAGAGTGCGGCGATGGTTCCTATCGCATCCAAGGGTTCCGTTATCCATAGACAGGAAAGCGGCGCCGGCTGTATCCATCAACTCATGGGCAGCGGTCGCACGCTGAGTGTGGGCGACTATTCCAATCCGGTAGTCAGTCACGCGGTCTCACGCGCGCGGTGGGTACACACACCGTCTGGTGTGGCCCCATCCTCGATGAGATGTGGCCGTAGTCCCATGCCCAGTCGGTTTCGATAGTGCACAGAACCCAACCCGAATCGGCACGCTCCACATGGCCGTGGTGCTCGAGTCCTTCAAAGTCGACGTACACATCGTCACCGGGCTTGAGCATCACACAGGCAGGCGCGAAACGGTGGCTAGGTCGATGGTTGTGACAGAGGCGGGTGCTGCGAACCGGAAGGGTTCGATCAAGCGTTCCTTGCCCTTGTCGTACACGACGTGGGAGAACTCCACCTTGTACGTCAAGGCTTCCAGCGGTCCGAGTGCCGCTGTGTTGGCGACCAGCCCGACACCTACTGTGCTGTCGATGGTCTTGAGCACACCATCTTCCTCAATGCGTCCCCGGACGGGCTGTAGGCGGTACGTCACTCCATCGGCAGTCGAGATAACTTCACTGATCGAGGGGGTGAATAGCACCAGCCCTGAGATGTTCTGAACTTCCGGGTCATGGTTGGCCGAGTCTGATCCGTCAGAGATGACGGCCTTAAAAGAACCCGTGACCGTGAAGTACGACAACGCCATATCAGTCCTTCGGCTCTGTTCTGACAGTCAAGTTCTGGACAAACAACGTCAATCTCACGGTGACGCACGAGCTGCTCGTTATGGGTTCGATCCATATCTCCGTGTTTGAAGGGATAAGGACTTCGGTTCCATTGATGCGAACACAGTTGGGGAATACGCCAGCCGCGCCGCCACGGTCGATGATCTCCAAGTCAACACCTCGGGGTGACTGGTTATCACTGGACATCACATACCGCCTTAAATGTCTGCTCGTATATAGGTTTCAGGCTGCCCCATGACAGCGACCGTGCGAGATCCCGTGCGTATTGCTGTGCTGCCCAGTAGAATCGGGGATCGGACGCGAACTGGTCGATCCTGGCCGCCAGTGCGATTGCGGGTGTGCCGTACACGTCTACACGGTTTTTGGCCATAAAGCTCGTCTTGTGGCTTGCGGGTATCAGCCACTCTTTAGGTAGCCACTGGTTCGGTTCGATTTCGGGCATGATCACCGGCATCCCCGCGCCCAATGCTTCATTGAGGGGTAGGCAGAGGCCGCCAAACCTTCTCGGCAGCACCAGCACATCGTAGTTGGTGTAGTTGTCCCAGTAGTCTTTGGTGTCACCGTGTTCAAGGTTGAGTTTCACCTTGCGGCGGTTGATCGGGTAGCCGTCAATACCTTGGAGGAATTCCTCCTCCTGGCAGCGGATTGTGACCTCGACGTCTTCGGTCACATGCCGCAGTGCTTCTAGTAGGTCTTCGGTGCCATTGCGGTCATGCACCGCTGGGCGCCCCACGATGTGCAGGAACCTACGTGCTGAACATGACGTGTTGGGGGTGAACTTGTCGAGCTCGATCGGCACTGGCAGGAACTTAGCGCCTTGGGGAAAGTCTTTGAGGTGCCACCTACTTGGGGCCGCCCACAGTGAGGGGCGGTCGTTTCGGTTCAGGAACTCATAGTTGGCGTGGAGAACGGTTTTCACGCCCGCCCGTTCGGCCTCGTCCCAAAGGTGTGGGCTGTAGCCGGTTTCCGCCGTGTATACCACATCCAAGCCTTGGAGCCATGTACGGAAATCCAGAGCTGACGGCAGACCATGAATCCAAGTAGCATTCGGATACCAATCGTGCCGGATGGGTAGAGGTTTCAGGCTCGGGCAGTCCACCACCATCGTTTTGGCGGGGTGCATGTTGTCGTGAAAAGCTTTCGTTTGTACACCTAAGCCACGAGAGTCAGCCCGCGCGATCAGTCCGATGCGCACTAGAAGACCTGCTTCTCTTCGAACTTAGCCCCACCAGCGCGTCCATCTAGATGATACGAGCGCTTGATGTTGCCCTCGGGGGTGTAGATGCACAGCTTGTGTTCAGCCCATCCGTCCATGCCGCGCAGGATGAAAGCTTCTGAGCACACCCCGTGCATCTTGTCCTCGATGAACGACTTCGCCCCTGGGGTGAAGTGAGCCCCCATGATGCGTTGGTAGTAATCGGTTCTCGCCACATGGGGTCGTTGTGACCATTGTGATGTGCGGGTCAGTCCGAGTACTTCGCCGTGCATCATGTGCTTATGCTCGGCGGGGATGTGGGCTTCGTGATGGAAGCGGACCAGGTTCGCCGTCCCGTCCGTGAGGTTGTGGGTGACGCTGGCCCAGTGGATCGGTTCATCCGTCACCACGGGGGTGTCGGATTCGACGTACATCACCAGCGGGGTATTGATGTGCGGGAGTGCTGCCCGCATCATGCCGGTTTGGTGTAGATGCTCGTCGAAAATCAGGGGTAGGACGTTGCCCCACTTGTGATCCGCCAGCCACAGTGCGCGGCGGATGAACTCTTCATAGTCGCTGCGGCGGTCCTCTTGCTGGGGCCGCACGCCGTCGAACGTCAGGACAATCTCAGACTCGGGCAGGTGGAAGCGCACCGACTCGGCGGTCTGCTCAAGTATCTCAGTATCAGGGTGGCTTGGTATCGGGCTACAGGGGATAACGACTGTGATCACAACGCCCCCAAAGCCTGTAGATCCTCGCGAAGCCACTTGGACATCTGCCTCTTGTAACCCATCCACCATGCCGTGATGCGGTTGGCGTTCTGCGGCCAATCCCCCAGCGCCTCATCCACCAGCCTGGGTAGGTCTTGATAGTCCGTGAGGATAGGGAATGGTGCGTCCGGGAACATCCGGCGCCAATACCCTTGCGAGTTATAGGCCGGGCTCACATCATCGGCGATCGGCACGCAGTGCGCTTCCAGTGCCTCATAGAGCCGGAAACTGTCCGGACTGACCGCACCCGATGGTGCTGGGGCGATCTTGGCGCCGGTCATGCACCCGGTGTAGTCCTCTTCGGTCATGCCTTTGGTGAATCCTTCTGTGGCACGCGCGAAAACCAGCGGTCCCGTGATGCCCTTCGTCGCATCAAAGGCTTCTACGCGGCGCTGGTGGGTCTTCTGTGCGGAGAGGAACACGTCCGCCCATGCCTTGCCTGGCACAACCGATTCCATCGCATTGAAGTGCGGCGGGTATCCCAGCCCGATTAGTCGGGCGTTGTATTCCCTGTCGGTTCTGGGGGTTTGGACCCACCACCGAATGTTGGGGTGCTCAACCTGCTTGACATCGAAGAGGTCTTCCTCATCGGAAGTTCTCATGGCAAGCACCCACCGGTACAGCCCGATGGCTTCGGTGATCTTACCGGCGTGCTCAGCCCAGTAGCGGCCTGGGATTATCAGAACACACCCATCGGAAACCGGGTATCCGAAAACGGTTTTGAACTCCAACCCCGTTGGGTACAGCTCATTCCCAAGTAGGCGGTCCAGCATATTTTGATCCCACTGGTTACCTGGCGCTAGGCGTCCAACGTGGATCATTTGACCGCCGTAAGCCAGGTCCACTGCGGGTGGGCCAGCCCTCGATCCAATTGGATGTTGGTGAAACCAGCTTCGTCACACCAGGACACCATCTGCTCGGCGTCTACCCAGTGGTCGTTGAAGTTGTCGCGGTCGCCCTCGATGAACTGGACGCGCAGCACCCCGCCAAGGTTCATAACCCCTGCGGCCTCCACGATGTACCTGCGCTTGTCGGTGTCGGGTAGATGCTGGAAAACGGCCACCGAGTACACGGCGTCGATACCACTCAGGCTATAAAGCGAGCCGGTGAAGAACGATGTTCCAGGGTCATACTCACTTGCCGCGTCCAGTACCGATGTGCTGATGTCCTGGCCGAACACCTGTGCCTCAATGTATCGGCGGCCGATCTCACGGGTGAGTCTGCCGTATCCACAACCGATCTCCAGGATCCTTTTCGGGGATTCGGGGAACGGATTGGTGATGGCCTCAAGGGTTTCCTTGAGGCTGATGTTCGGGTCGGCGATGTGGTTGCGCTGCCACTGAGGTTCGTCGGTGATCGACAGCCAGTGGTCGCGTTCGCTCAGCACACGGTCTCCAGAATGGTCTGCCAGCGATGCTTGTATGTGTGATTCGCCTTGACGTGCTCATGTCCGGCGCGACGGATCCGCTCACGCTCGTCGGGGTTGTCGAGCATCCAATCGATCTGGGCCTGAAGGCCGTCGAAGTCACCGAAGATGAAGTAGCGCAGGTGCTCACCATCAGTGAACCAGTCATCTAGCCCAGCGATACTCGGGAAGATCTGTGCGCCCCCACGTCCGCTAGCCTCGAATATGCGATCAGATGCGTAGTGCGGGTAGTTGAAACCGAGGCACAGCGTGTCCCCCACTGCGACTTTACTGTTCGCGTAGGCGCGGTTCAGTTGGTCGCCTCGGATCGTTCCAGTGTCGCCGTCTCCCCCGATGTGCGTGAATCGGGAGCCGTATCGGCCTCGCAGCCAGTCGATGAGTTGTGGGCGCCACGGCCACTCGGGGTGGTAGCGCTTCGACCCCACGAAGATCACGTCATTGGCATGCTCGGACGGTTCGGTGCTGATGTAGCACTCTTGGTCGTAGACGCCGGCTGGCAGGAAGTGCCCTTTGACGTTCGTGTTTTGGTTGAACCAGTCGGCCATCAGTTTATCGACGGTGAAGAAGTGTCCGATGCTGCGGTAGAACGGGTCTGCGTCTAGGTCGTTTTGGCGCTGCAGGCCGAACCAGAGGTCTAGATGGTAGGTGACGGTGGGTATGTCCAGCCGGTTGAGGACTTCGGAAAGTTCCAAACCGGGGGTGCGCCAGCCGTGGGTGTGGACCACCACCAGCATGTCCGAGTCTTGAGCTTCGGCGAGTACCTGCTCACCCGAGGATTGGCCCTCTTGAAGTCGAACAACCTCGTGCCCCAACGATTCCAAAGACTTGCAGTGATGCGACTCTGAGCTATACGAAACGGTGTGGTTGCCAAGGAAGGTGATGCGCACTAGTCCTCCACATCACAGTGGGGGCAGGAGTCGTAGCGGAGTCGTCGGCCGCAGTACTCACAGTGTTGGACGCTCACAGTTGCACCTCGCCCAGGTACGTCAAATGCCAAATCTGTCCGTTAGTCCCGACGTAGCGGTAGCTGCCCAACTTCTCTACGAGAATGGCTACCTCACCCATCGTCTCGGGATTACCCTTAGGCACTTACTCTTCCAATCCGGTAGGTGGAGGTCTACTATCCGCTGATGATCAAGATCGCGGGTGTGGCCGCTGCTATCGCGGCAAGCGTTTTGTTGGCCCCTGTGGCGCAAGCTGATGAGGATTCCTACCTCAATGAACTATCAACCCAGGGGTTTCAGGTGATGTGGCAGTCCCGACCGTTCCTGGTCAGTGCCGGGAACGGGATGTGTAACGACCTGAACAACGGGGAAACCCCGGAACAAGTAGCGTCGCACTGGAACTACCCGAACGCGACACCGGCCAACCTGTTGGCGATGGCACGATCAGCTAAGCGGAACCTCTGCCCCTAGATTCCCGGTTCAGTAAGTCGTTGATGCGCGTGGCCAGTGCTGCCACTTCCTTATCATCCCCGACCTTTCGGGCACAACGTAACCGGATTAGAGCATCCTCTATGTCACGTTGGTTTTGGGTGAGGGTGCGCATGGTTAGTCCCAGAATGACGGGAGACGTGGGGGGACGATCTGTGGATATATCTCGCTCGGCAGCAAGTGCATACGGAACTGCGGCGCGGCCCCACCCTCAAAGCTCTCCAGCTCCGGGTACTCCCCTAGTGGTTGACCATCAAGCATGATTGCCTCCCAAAGGGATTCAGCTAGCCGTGTAGTTTAAGCAAGGCCGTGTGACAGTCGCAGCATCGCGTGAACACCTCACCGGTCAGCCGTCCCACTTCCGTGTAGGACTTCCCCGTATGTGGGCATCCAATGAAGGCGTCCCACTCTTCCCGTGAAGCCTCAAGCAGGAAGCTCAATTCGTCGCTCATACCTCAATTATCCCGCGTTTCAACGGGATCAGCGGGGTCTAAGCGGGTGGAATTCGACCGGAGCCGAAAATCCGTCGCCGTGCGGCTGCTTCCTTGGCCTCTTCTTCGTCACGCTGAGTCCAGCATCCCAGCATCTTGCGACGCTCAGTAGGAGTATCGGTATCCGCTGCAGCCTTCTCGGTCATCGCCTCGATGTAGACCCGTTCGTATGTTGCGATAGCGCTGCGTAGTTCGTCATCGGACGTAGCGGTGGGATCGAAGGATAGGCCGATCTCACGTGCCCTGTCGATCAGATCTTGAGATGGTTCAGTCATTGATCGTCAACCTCACGCTGGGTAAACAGCTGCATTGCGTACCCACAGCAGGTGGGCCAGCCGTGGCGTAGCTTGGCGGCTACGGCACCCACAGGGCGGCGGCGACCGCATGTCATGCATTGGAGATGAGATAGCTGCGGCATTGCATCGGCGGCAGCTTGGAATATGTCGCTCATCCCTCAATTATCCCCCGCTACAGCGAAAGTCGCGGGGTCTAGGGCATATACGAACCTTAAGCATGTTTTGTAAGTTGCTTTAGGTTCACACTCACCTAGGCGCACGATGTGACCACTGCCTACACTCGCAGTCCTCTTGTTGACACGGCCCGTAAGCGGCCCGGTGATCCATCTGCTCATGGGTGCAGGCGCGGCAATGCGTAGGCCATGTAACTTCTGCCTCTATGTCCATGCCCTCAATTTTAGTGCGCTGCACCGACTATCTGCGGGGTCTATTCGGGTGTGAGTGTGTAGCTTTCGCCGGTTCTAGAGTTGGTGATGGTGGCTTCGATCGTTCCGTTGATGCGGCGAAGGCTCACGCAAAGATGCGGCCCCAGCAGCAATCTGCCCTGCGGCATGCCGTCTTCGTGTCCTAGCCACATAGTTCGGGAAGTGTGCCGGTACTCCCGGTTTTGGTAGGTGAGTACCGCTGTGACGGGTCCATCACCTTCGATACGGTAGGACATCTTGTCGAACATGTGTTCGATAGTAGAACGAGGAATCTGCGGAGGCAAGTCAGGTGGCAGGGAGGATGAGGTCCGTGATCAGTGCGACCACGTCGTCACGCTCGTAAACCAAGAACATGGTGTCGTCTCGGAAGTTTCCACCCCGGCTGTACGACTCGGGGGCTGGAAAGCTGACCGACGAGTCGGAGGCCATCGCCTCCAGTCGATCAAAGATCTCACCAGGGTCATCGCCGTCAATCCAGTCGAGCTCGCGCACCCAGTAGTCGTCTTCGCTGATCGTTTCACCCTTAAGGCGAAGCTCGCCGAACACCCACTTCTCACGCAGTTCGCAATACAGTGTCCCGGCGGGAAGTGTCACGAACTCCGGCTTCTTAACCAGCCTCATGCCCTCAATTTTACTGCGGTACACCGACAACAGCGGGGTCTAGCGGCGATTGAACAGGTTGCCGATGATGTCCAGCGGGTTGGCCGCGGGTCAGAGACTGAAGGCTGGGCCGTGCTGCGATTTCCACACGCCAGGCTCATGCTCGACGACGTGGTAAGTGGAGCCGCGCCAGATGACTTCTGCACTGCGATGTCCCGCAAGTGACGGGGTTTTGGTTGATCCGCCGCTACGGCCTAACACGGAGGTCGATACGACTCGATCTGGGCTAACCATGTTGATTTCCTCCGATGTTCTAGCGCTTAAAGAAGCTGCCGAGAATGTCCATGGGGTTGGCCGCTTTGACCACTCCCCTGATCTCTGTACCGAGTTGGCCTAGTTCAGCTTCCGCGCTACCGGCGATCCTGTCGGCTGTGGTTTCCACGGTGCCGGCTGCACGGTCCCCTACCTCACCGAGTACTTCAAGACCGCGGTCTATGAGTTTGTCGGCGATGTTGTCGGGGATCTTCTTGTCCAATACCCGGAAGAAGGCGTTACCGATAGCGGCGGCTAGTAGCGGCCAGAACTTATCGAGCATGGAAGTTTCTCCGTCCGGCTTATGCGTCGCGGCCAAAAGCTTGGTCTCGCGCCTTGCGTAGCGTGCGGATCATCGCGTTGACATGCTCGCGACTCAGGGTGAAGTGGTGGTCAAAGCCGCCCGGATCATGGGAGGTGGTGTGTAGCCTCACCTCTGGGTTGTCGCCCCGACCCCAACAGATCTCAATCTCCGGTCCGGTCGTGGACTTGCATACCGGCCATCCGTCTTCTCCCAGTGGGCCGTACTCGACATTGGGATGGACAATCATTTCTTTCGGCATCGCGCCATTCCTTTCGGGCATCACGCCCAGACTCGGCTGTTTTCGGTCAGCCGCTAACCGTTGAATCTTGAGGACCGCTCGGCGGCACCTGTTCTGTCCAGCTTGTTGGGTCGTTCTCGGGATCTACTCGACACCCAGGAGAGCAGGGGGCGTAGCGGATACGCCCACAGGGGATGCAGCAGCGGACACGGGACGCAGGCATTGGAGAACCTCCGTCTGGGCATAGAAAAACCCCCGGCCGAAATGAACGGTCGGGGGTTTGGGAAGTATGAACTGACGCATAGAAAGCGCTTGGCGTCAGCTTAGCAGTTAGGGCGCACCATTGATGTCAAGTCGGGCGCGGCGTGTCTCTAATTCTGCCCCAGCTTCCCAAGTACTTCCTCTACGGGGATGTCCCATGATTCGGCGATCTCTTGCACTGTGAGGCCCTGTTTCTGAAGCTGCCGAATGACACTGGCGGTGATCTGCGGCTTGTCGTCCATATCCATTCCTCCTACGCCAGTACTGGTATGCGGTCTAGGTCGTCATGCTCAGCGTCCTTGACGGTCTCGGCGTCGTAGCGGGCCTGCAGGTTGACCCAGAACATCTCCGAGGTACCCAGGGCGCGGGATAGCCGTAGCGCGGTCTCAACAGTGACGGCGCGGCGGCCCTTGAGGATCTCACCGATGCGGGTCTGCGGGACACGCATGGCCTTGGCTAGAGCGTATGGGGTGATACCGAGGGGGTCTAGGAACTCGGTCGCCAGGATCTCCCCTGGGTGGATGGGTGTGAAACCGGACATCAGTCGTCCTTAAGTACTAGAAGTGTGTTCAGTGGTAGTCGCAGATCTCAACGTCGTCAGCTCCGTTGTCCTTCCATACGAAGCAGATTCGGTATTGGTCGTTGATGCGGATGCTGTGCTGCCCCTCACGGTCGGCGACCAGTTTCTCCAGCCGGTTTCCCGGTGGGATGCGCAGGTCGTTGATGTCGGTTGAGGCGTCGATGAGTAGCAGTTTCTTGTAGGCGGCTCTGGATAGTTCTGGTCCGATTTTCTTGACGAAGGTTCGTCCCCACACCTTGCGGGTGTCTTCGTCTTTGAATGACCGGATCATGTCACCAATACTAACGCATAGCGGTACTAACGTCAAGCGTTAGCGACCACTCGACCAGTGCTGCTCATATCTGTCCACCAACCACCGATTGATTCGGCCCCAATCCGGGGTGTCGGGCCAGCCTGAACCGGCTATCACGGATTCCAGATCGGTGGTGATCTCATTCAGCTGATCCTTCACCACGTCTAGGGTTACCTCACCCTTGCGAACCTTTAGCAGCTCCCGCCGATTAGAGTCCGTCATCGGTAGAGGTACTGATCCTTGGGTCATCAGCTCAATACCCTGAATACCTAGGCGCAGCGCATGATAGGCGTACTTGGTGTCGAATCCATACTTTGCGATCAGTTCAGGACGGTTGGTGTGCCTATTGTGGGTACCCTCCAAGCCTTCACGTTGAGAGTTCAGGTATCCGAGGAACTTTCGGCCAGCCTGCTTAGTCACAAACAGGTCAGATGACGCCTGCAACTCGGCGCCCATCTCTGTTTTTGCCACGAGCTCCACGTCGGGTATCCATAACATCAGCAGCACTGACGGGTTACCGTCGGCCGCCAGCTTTGTCCACTTTCGCAGTGAGTACACAATCAAGTCCAGGTCACCAGCACCGGACCGAACACCATCGGGCTGGGTGCGGAATATGTACTGTTCGAACTTCTCTAACCCAATGACCGCCTCGGGCGGTTCCACGCAGATGCCCATCTCATCGCGATCATCGGCACCTGTTGTGACACCATGTAGCCCGGAACCGACTTGGCCGCGAAGGATCGTGTTGTTGTCCGCGATCTCCTGATGGCGCCGAGTGCCGTGCTTGGCCTCTGTGCTCATCATCCCGCCTTCTTGTCTTGATCTGATTCCTTACGGTGGTGGGCATCCAGCACATCCCCTAACCGGAAGAACTTGGTTTCGCCATCCACCGCACAGGGTCTCAACGGATTCTTGCGACGCGCAGCCAGTGTCTCCACCCGCTTTTTGTTCAGTCCCTTGCCGATAGCGCCCATCTTGTTGGCCAGCTTCTCCACTTGGCCCGCTGTGACGATGACCCGGTTAGCTTCGTGGACTCGTCCGCGGTCGATCACGATGTCGTCGTCGGCGGGTATGTCGATCTCCCGCCAGCACTCATCTATGGCGGCTTTGATGTCGTCGTAGGCTTCCTCGCCACCCTCAGTGAGGGCTAGTGCGGTCATGTTGATTCTCAACCACTTGGCCAGGGTGATGATGTCGTTGCCCTTGTCCCATAAGATCGCCCGCTGCTCACACACCAACCTCACCCACGTACCCAGGCAGTTGTGCAGCTTGTCGGCTGCGTTATGCGCCCCAAGGTGAATGGGGACCTGAGACTCGGGTTTGGGTCTGCGGGACATACTCAGCCCCGGCCGCTGCACCCGCGCCTGTCTTGTGAGGGTGATGGACAGCTCCCCGATCATGCGGGGGATGCTGGCCAACTCGTCACGGAGCTTGAGCTGCTCTGACTTTGGGAGATAGAAGCTGTCGGCGACGCTCACGCGGTCTCCCTCGCGCGATGCTCGTTATGAATTGTCCCGGCTAGTGCTCCGATATCACTGAAAAAGCTCTCGCCGCAGCGGCATAGGATCCCGCGGCCGAAGTCGTCCATATCGAACCATCCAATGGGGTCATGCGGCCCCGGTGGCAGGTAGAGGTGGAACTCTCGCGGCTTGCCATCTATCAGGATGGTGGCCCGCACCCCATCGTCTGGGCGGAATGCGTTCGCAGTCACAAGGCTTCTCCGTTCGACGGTGGATCGTTCTCTGCCATATAGCGTTCCCAGGTGAGACGGCGAGTATGGGCGGAATGATGGGCTTGCGCTGCGGCTTTCACCTCGTCTGGCGTGCCACCGCGAGCGATGTCAACTGGTGTCATGTAGTAGCACTCACACCAATGGCACCCCCACTCCCCCTTGGCGTACCGGTGTGGCGCAACGGTGTATGTATCCCCCGCGGCAACTCGCGCCACCCAACGCGGGCCGTACTTGGGCCGAGTATCTTCGCACCATTGCAGCGGTTCGGCACTCAACTCTCACTACCTCCGTCGGAAGTGGTGGAGATAGCTGCCCGGATCTGTCGCATCTTCTCCAGCCCCTGGTGAACCTGTTCTTGGGTGATCTCGCGGGCGCGGGGGAAGAATGAGATGAACTCATCGACCGTCAAGTTGCCCATATCTGTGTCGGCCTCAACGTTCATGGCGCAGTCATTTTCAACGCTGACGTTCCAGAATGGGTATTCCATGCCGGGCGCGTAGTACCAGTCACTCATTGCCACCAACACCCCTCGGGGCACACCGATCCGATTCGGTGAAAATCGCTCCGCAGTCGCGGCATTTCCACTTGCCTAAATGGGCGCTTCTCTCGCTTAGGAACCGAGTGGCGTTTGGGTGCTCGCACATCACTTGATCCCCAAGGCATCCGCGATAGCTAGGGCGAGGTGGTCAGCGTGCCCAGGGTTTCCATACCACTGACCCGACCATCCACCGCAAGAGCATCTACAGTCACCGCCCGTGAGAACGCCGCCTTCATCCTCACGGACCATCGGCTCGTGATTGCGCATGCACCGCCTAATCCGCTCTGCTGGCGCGGCATTCCTAGTGCTATCCACGCCCTCGATCTGCCTGAATTCCGCCAATACCTCAGCCACGCGTGGATCGCTTACGAGCTGGCGCACGCGGGGCGGTATTGCCAGATCCTCTGCGTCGCGCCCTAAACCGACCAACTCGGCAATATCCGCCAGTTGATCGCTTAGAACAATCGCGACTGATGCCATCATGTCGCACCGTTCCGCGAGTTCCGGCACAGTCAAGCCTTGTAGTCTGGACATCCGTTCTTCGCGGGGCCGAACATTACTCATAGCCGATTCAATCGTGCTCATACCTCAATTATCCTCCGGTTCAAGCAAATCAGCGGGGTCTAACCGGCCTTCTTTTCCTGGTCCCATCTACGCCTACCCTTCACGTCAAGCTCGCCGAATATTCCCGACTGTTCTTTGTCCTTAACCGCTTTCAGGGTGCATTCGTACTTGACGGGGCAGCTGTGGCAGATCGCCTTAGCTCGGTCCCGATCCCGGTTCGCACCCTGTCGTGGAAACCACCAGTCAGGGTTCACATCCGGTGCGGTACATGCCGCGAAGTCGTACCAGCTTTCATGTGAACCCCTGATGACACCGATGGTTTCACCGAACTGTGCTATCTCAGACATCAGCCAGCTTCCTTCTCGTGCAAATCCCGCTCCAGTACCCGCCGTTGACGCGGGCTCATTCCACCCCAGATACCAAAGGGCTCACGGTTCTTCACCGCATAGGCCAGGCATTCCCGCTCCACTGGGCAGCGGTGGCAGATCGCCTTAGCTGATCTAGTGTTGCCACCCTGCTCTGGAAAAAACGCCTCAACGTCTACCTGCGGGCACAGTGCGTCCACGGTCCACGGTTCGGGTTTGAGCTTGAGTGCATCAGCGGCACCGGAGATGATGCGAGGGCCGGAATGTAAATTGTCGCGCATCAGCGCCTCCATCGTGATTCGTGGGGAAAGTGACGGGTACTACCCGCAATGCCAACACCGTCTTTGGCGATCCAGCGACAGGGCTGCCCCTCGGGTACACCGCAGTCTTGGCACACATACATGTCCGCTCCGGTAGCGCTGTACGGGTTGGGTTTTTCGCGGCTTCCGGTGTCTTGGTAGTCAGTCATCCGAAAGTCCCATCCTGTTGTCGTACCGAAGGACATCAACGGAGCACTGGAGCCGCTCTACTTCACGTAGCGCTTCGTCTCGTTCCTGGATTACCTTCGTGGAGTCCTCAACAGTCCCTTGCCACAACGCTTTCCAGTGATCCGATTCACCCTCTAGTCGCTCTACCTTTTCGATGAGTAGGGACATGAGCCGTTCTGGATACAGAGACCCCACCCGGCACGTCTTGGCCCACAGGTGGTCCGAGAGGGATTGCTTGGCCCTATCGATTAGCTCGCTCATGACTGCAGCCACAGCGGCCGGAAGTCAAGGAATAGATCCCCCAACTCATGGAAGTGCAGGTGGCAGTGGGGGCATTCCGATCCGCGCGGATCCCGGATCGCTGCTACAGCTTCCCGCACCATCTTTGTGAACTCTTCCTCGCAGAGTATGAGTTCTTCTGTCCCGGAATCTGTTTGGCAGTTGTGGAGTTGGGTGTAGAAGCGGGCTTCGTTGGGGCAGTTGACGCACTCTACGGTGAAGTCCAGGTCCTCAATAGCGGTCATCTCTTCTCCTTGTAGAACCACGCAACGAAATGCACCACGCCACTGATGGTTAGAGCCAGCGGCCACAGCCAGATGATGAGGAACGCCAACATTTCAGGCCACTCGATACCAGTCATGTACTGGCCGCGGTTCCACCACCACCAGCGGCTCGCGAACAAACCCACTGACACATAGGCGACTCCACCGGCGATGTAAGCCGTTAGTAGTAGCGCGCTCATCGCTCTAGCTCCTCTGTTGGGTAGACCAGTACCGCTAGCTGGTCCAGCAATTCATTAACCTGCGGATGAAGCTGCCCTTTGGAGTCCCACTCCTCTAGTACCTTCTGTACCGACTTAGCCATCTCACGGGCAGCGGCTTCGGCTAGCCGTCCTTCGCGCCCCTGAAGGGGTTTTAGCCACCCACCCGTGTTCCACGCCTGTTATGCGGCATCGATTGCTGGATCACTCATCGGGGCTCACATCCCCTATTACTTGGGCGATCTGTCGTTTCCGTTCAGGCAACGCGTCCAACCATGTCGAGAGCTGGGCGTGGAGTTCCACGGCCTCGGACTCATCGAGCGTCAAACTCCCACCGTGTCCGGCGTACCCAAAATGCACGACAAAAACCGGCGCCAACGGCGGGTTTGCATACGGGGATGTAACCCCCCCTCCAGAACTGGAGACACGGATAACTTCCGTTCTGGGCTTTGGCATTTCGAGCTTCATCTTCCACCTGCCGCGAATGCTGCGATAGCCTCAGCACCAGAGGGGAACCAGTCGCGGATCATCCATCGCCGGTTAGTGGTGTACTCGACGATTACCCACCAGCCAAGGCTGTTTCGGAAGATTAACCACTTGCTCATAGCTTCACCACGTCTTCGATGAGGTCATGTGGTGCCGCTACTGGCCCACCGCAGGTTTTACAAGCCCATCTGTCGAACCGGTGAACACATGCCAGGGTGTTATCTATAAACCGGTAAACGTCGTGCTCACACTCTTGGCAGACACACACGGCCATGGGTCCTAGGTCGCAGTGGTCGAGGTGATGCATGGAAATCATCAACTGGGCCGGTTTCCCGCACACGCAGGTCGGTCGCAGCTCGGCCTCTAGACGCCCCCAGATCGCCGTAGGGGTCTCCACTCCCGGTTCTGACAGTTCCGGGCCATCCGGGGCGGTTTCGGGCTGTGTGCGTTTGAACCAGGCGGTCATAGCGGCATCACCGGGCCGACGATGTTGCTTGCATTTCTCAGATCCACGTAACAGCAGGGGCAGGTGGGGAACAACAGCCTCGCTAGTGGCGACACGCAGTAGTCCGCTTGATCGACCAATGCGTTCTTGTGTTGATCACACAGGTCGAGCACGACACGGCGACAGCTCTGCGATTCCTGGAGCCACTCATGGACCACGGCGATCCACCGCGCTTGCGCGCCACAGTCGTCATCTGGCCACTCACATCCCCTCGCTGGCATCTCTCCTACGAGTTCTTTGATGTCTTGTATCGCTTGGGTTGTCATCTCACAGCCTCCTTGCTGCCTGAGTCAGGGTTATGGGCAGTGCATAGAACGCCCGGTTCAATCGGCGCCCGGTCTGGGCCCAAAACCCACCCGGCGCTGTCGCAGAGATCGCAGTCCTTGAGTGCCTTCGCCGCAGCGGCTTTCGCAGCGCGCTTGCGCTCAAGCTCGTCTGCTGCCACGAAGTCGGCGTTAGCTTCATCCCATTCACGCCGCAGCTTGCATGGGCGGCAGGGCCCTTCGTGGTTCTCTTCATGGTCGTGGCATTGGGGGCGGGGGTGGCTCGCGTCTACTGACGTAACCCCCCCACCTAAATCAACCAAAGGAAAAGAAGGTTTTGGTTTAGGTAATGGTGTTGGTAATGGTTGTCCGGACTCCGGGTGGTGTCCCAGCGGTACTCCGTGTTCTGTCCGGGCGGAGTCCACCCCGGACACACGCTGCCTACCAGGTGATTCCGTCCCGCAGCTGTCGTCTAGGTCGGCTTCTAGCCCTCCCGCTGCGGAAGTGGAGGATCTGGGTACAACACGATCACGATCCGAGTACGTTTCACCCAACCCATCGGTTACCTCAATCCCCGGCTTACCCTTGGCCCTCGAGTTCCGCTTCCGCTCAGCCTCGGCCGCACGGAAAGCGAGCACCTGCTCCTTGGTCTTCTGCCACTTCTCCCACCCCTCAAACTGCCACCCGCCGATAACTTTCGACCACAGCCCCGCCCTCACGAGATGCCCGGCAATCGACGCATTGGATGCGAACTCCTCAATGGCGTGATCCGGTATGAATCCGTCCGTCAGTTCCTTGGCGGACCATGACCCAGCTAGTGTCCAAAGGCCGATCGCGGTGCACCTGTAGCGCCTCGGGATGCGCAGTACAGGCTTAGAGTTGGCGAATCCGTCATCAACGTTGAACCAAGGGATGGGAATCACCGCCCCTACGAGTACTCATCAGATGACACCGCCCGTGTGCCAGGCGTCGTGATGAGGCTCATTCTTTGGCTGTACGAGTGCTGAGCATTTCGGACATTGACGCAATACGAACCGGGTTGCATCAGAACCGTCGCGACCACTAATAACGAGTTCGTAGGTGAGCCATCTATCGGCCTCAACCGCTCCTCCAGGGATTAGGGCTACCCAGTTCCAGGCACGACGCACACGCTTACGCCAAGTCATTGGGGCTACCTCGAGGTCGTCCATCTACTTCCACCAATCTTCTGGAACCCAAACGCCATCACGCCAAACACGAAGACGGATAGAGGTATTCGAGGGTTGGAACGTCTCACGAGCCGCAGCGAGTGCACCGGCCTCATCGCTGTAGCTGCGCGAAAGATCAACGGTGTATCCGCTGACGCTCTTGAGCCGCCAGATCCAGCTTCCAGACTCCGGGTAGACCTCTACGGTCTGGTACCGGATAGGGATAGAGGTCATCGCTCCTCTGAATCGGGCTCGTAGCCCAGCTTGAGAGCGTTGCCCACCATCGACTTTCCGATGTTGTATGCCTGCTGGGGAGTTAAGTCACCGTCAACGACCTTCTGGGTGTCGTCGCCGTTCCATAGCTCGAAATAGACGTAGGCGCCATCTTTCGTACCGGTCTTCCAGATTGAGCCCTTAATCTTCACTTTCTGTCCTCCGAATCACGCCTGATGTACTTGCGGAATAGCCCCGACGACTGGATGTATCGACGGCGCTTACCGTCTAGGTCGGTGTAGCTGTAGTACATGCTGCCGTCGTATCCCTCAATGACGATGGACCGTTTACCGTCCTTACTGACCCAGACGGTTCCGATGAGGTCTCTACTCATATCCCCTCCGAATCACGTTCAGCCGCAGCAGTAGCGGAGAGGATCGAAGCGGCGTACGCGACACCGTCTACAGCCCGCAATGGATTAGGTACACAGGTCGTGAAAAGCTCCGGGCCGTAACCGCGATCCTCGATCCGTATCTTGGCCTGCTTCGCAGATGGGGTGTCATCAGCTAGGTCCACGCCGACAACAACATCCCCATATGCATCGATCCGTTGGATGGGCAGTTCTACGACCGCAAAACCGTTGGCCTTGAGAGCATCAAGGAGTCTGCTGGGCAGTGCTTTCCAGTCGGCCGCGTCCCGGTCATCCTCGGGCTCCGTCCATAGCCGCCCCAGCGCTTCGGATAGCGCTTCTTCTGCGCTCATTCTTTGTCTCCGTCGATAAGCCCTTGTAGTACGTCACAAACCCCAGCGATAGCAGCTTCAAAACTCTTGGCAGAGCTAGACGTAGGGGCTGATAGCGCAACTGCTCGGGCTGCGTGCTTACGGGCTTCCTGGAGTCGATCGTTGGCGCTCATTGGCCGTCCCCTTGCGAGGCCACGTTGGACCGCTCGCACTTCTTACAGAGAGGCGCTTGCTTCATCCCTGTAGCGATACTCTGGAGACGGGCGACATACTTCGGGACATGCTCTCGCTTGTAGCCGTACACTCCACATAGTGTGGGCATATAGTCCTTGTGCGCGAAGTGTTCAGTGCCGCCGGTGATTGCGATATGCCACTTCCCTGACCAAGTGAGAACCTGGTTGTTATCCCAATTTGGTGCGCTCATCCGTTGCCTCCCTCTACTTGCCGTTCGAATCCTCTACAGCCACAGAACATCCACCGTGAATCCAGTGGGGTTTCAGATAGGCACTGACCGAAATGGGGACGGTGCTCATCCAATTCGTGCGAGCAGGTACACATGTCGCTCATCAGCACGCCCCATCACAGCTGCACGCCGAGCAGGCATCACAGTCGGACTTACCAACAGGGCAGTCATAGACGGTCACGCCGTCCTCATCGACATCGCGCCCACACTCCCGACACTCGCCGCTCATGCCGCATCCTTTGGTAGTTCCCGATACTCAGTGCAGTCGCAGAACCCGTCTTCCATTGCGTAACACTGGCTATCTACACCCCGGGAGTCGTGCTGGTACCGGAAGTGCTTGCAGGTACACACCTGTGGAGCGAAGGGTGGGTGTGGAAAGGTCATGCCGCCTCCACCCTCTGTGACTCAACCGGGTACGGATGCCCGACCATTTCGCAGCGTTTACCGATACCGTCCTTGTGCCACATCACATTCCCTGACAGGGTTACGTCGGCGTACCTCTTACACACTGGACACTTCACGCTGTGTGCTCCTTAGCCCTCTTGAGACGCTTATAGAACGCATCCATCGACATGTGGAGATCGTGGGCAATCGTCTCGTCCGACTTGTTGTAGCCGCGGAAATGCTCCACCTCTTGACTGAAGGCTTCATAGTTGATCGGTTGGCCCTTCATGCCGCCACGTCCTCAACAATCGAACCGTCATCGGCTAGTAGCACCCAGTACTCGTGGCGGTAGAACACCTTCACGTTCGCTGGCTCGGCCCATTGGGACACGATGAACCCCAACTCGATAGCCCTACCACGCTCACGCGTCTCAATGAAGGAGTGGCAGCCGCGGCATATCGACAGCCCGTTGGAAACACGACTCGTCGACGGAAGCTTGCTACCCCCGCGACCTCGGGGTCGACGATGGTGGAAAGTCTCCACGGTGTCCATGCACACGTTCGGCCACGCCACCTCACACTCACCTCGGGAGCGTTGAGCCATCAGTGCTTTGGATTCCTCAGTGAACTCGCCGGGCTTCATGCCGACCTCGAGACATCCGAGGCGCGTTCCCACTGATCCGCGAAAGTTCGTAGCCCGCCGGCAGACCAACCCGCTGCCAGTTCATCAGTGAGCCATGGGTAGTCGTCCAGGTACTTGGCTTGGGCTTCGTCGATAATGTCCGCGGCGAGCCGCATCCTGTCCGATAGTGAGCTCATGACTCCAACTCCTTGAGTCTCAAAGCTGTAGCGAGGGTGAATAAGCCGCGGGACTGCATGTCCTCTAGTAGCGCGAGGGCATCGTCTTCGCCGCGCCAGCTGACGGTCGGATTGCCGCCGGGAACGTGCTGGACTGTGACGCCGGAGGGCAGTGGAGTGCCAGCCGATAAGGCCGCGACAGCCATGGCGTTTACTGTTTTGCGGCCCTGCTCGGTCAGTTTGTGTTCGGCCAGTAGGGGGTCGTTAAATTCCCTGAGAGCCCAAGCGATAGCGGCGGCTTCGTCTGTAATGACCGGCATGTCGCGCGGCCCTTCTGGATCGGAGATCAGTACGTAGCCGATGCGGCGCTTCTTGCCCCCTACCTCAACATCTGACAACACTGGGATGCGGGTACCGGGGTCGTTCTCAACCAGGAACTTCGACTTCTCTTCGCGCTCAATCTTGTCCGCCAACTTGCGGAACTCCGCCGCTAAAGCGATACGCATCTGACGGTTCATTGCACTGGATCCCCGATAACCTCGGTGTAACCACTACCGCATAGCAGCCCATCGCAGTTGAGGCGGTACCAATCGTCATCGTCATTTCGGGTCATCCATATCCCCGATACGAACTGGAACCGTCGACCCGGTGAGACGGGGTTGTCCTTTGTCCACACTGTGCCGTCTCGAGCCTCGGCGCAATCAAGGCTCGGAAGTACGCGAGGCTCGAGGATTTCGGTGTACTCGTATACGTGAGGCTCGAAGCCTTTACCCCATCTTGTGACACCACCATGCCGGTATGTTGTGACCCACTGAGATCCGTCGTGGCGGTACACACCACCACTCTCGGCGGCCCACCGTGCCCCCTGTTCGTCTACCCCCAACCGATCACGGACACGAGGTATACGGGGAGAACCGGGCGGTCTAAACGGATTGCAGTCATGGTCGTTGTTCCCATGGTTCGGGTGACCGCATACCCACGGTGCCGGTTCCTGTTGTGCCGTTAGGTCGGCATGGAACGTCAGGAGCCCCCACGGCCCGTCCGTGATCGTTATCGGGGGAAGGTAGATGACAGGCCAAGAGTCGGCGTCATCCTTGTCTGTGAAGTTGGTAGTCATGTAACGCCACCAGTTGGGTACGGTATCGCCCCCATTCATCCGTTCAGCGATGTTCCCCCCGTCTGGTCGTCGTGCGATGGTGCCAACAGGTGCACCCTCGGGGATGCTGTTAGCGGCGGCGATCATGTCGCCCAATACGTCACCGCACCACGTCAAGTCGTTCGCAACAAACGAACCGAGTACCTGCGCCATCGCTTCCCGCTGCGCTTCAGACGGATTCAGCTTTGCGCTCATTGCCTATCTCCCGCCATTCCCATAACCGCCACTGCCATCTCTTCGGGCGGTAGCGGTATACCCGCGCGTTCGAACACGACCTCAGGGGCTCCGGGGTAGATACCTATGCGCATACCGTTAAATCCCAGGGTCATTCGATCCGTATCGATGGCCTTGAGTGCTGCAGCGAGGCGCCGTCCATTGACCGCCACCTTGGCCGGTGTGCCCGAAAACCTACGCGGTGTCAACTCATCACGAATGAGCCCATCGCCGCCAAGATTCTGGACAGCAAGACTCCCCTCAGCCGCGTACAGCTCGATGCGGGCGTAATCCCCAGAGCTGAACGCGGAGGCGCGGCTGAGCATCGTCACTAGGTGGCTCTTAGTCACCTCACACGCCGTGGTGACCTGCTTGGGATAGACGGTCTCAACGGATGGATAGGGGTAGGCCAGGATGCTCATCGTTGACGTTGACCCGGCTCCGGACAGTGCGAATAGGTTCTCGTCCCAGGACAACTCGACGGACCCGTCGAATCCCTTCCATGGGCCCACCGCGTCGGCCAGGAGTCCAGCGGGTACATCCACAGTCATCACCTCACCTGTGGCGAAGTCAAAGGGGATCTGCTTAACGATGACCGAGCACTTGTCGCAAGCTGTCAACTGGAGGTACGCCTCGGTAGCGACCAGGTGCACCGCCGTCCACTCATGCAGCGCCGGGTCACCGGCTGCGAACGGGGCTGCCGCTGCGACGGCTGCGCTAAAGTCCGACGCCATAGCCGATCCGACAACTCGGTCTGGTGCGACCGACGGCAGCTGTGGATAGTAGTGGGCCTCCATGAGCGGAAGAACAAATGACGCCTTGCTGCAGCTGATTGAGAGCATTCCCCCTTTAGCCTCCAGGGCAACCTCGGTATCGGGCGGCAACAGCTTGCCGACGGTTGCGAGCAGTCTTCCTGAAACCAGCACGGGCTCGTCAACCTCACCCAGGTCAGCTATGACTTCCACGCGTATCGAGCGCTCGTAGTCGTAGCTACTCATCGCTATTGAGCCAATAAGTGGCTCGATAAGGATTCCAGCGAGTGTTGGAGTATCGGCCGACCTCGGTAGACCCGCCGCTACCGAAGTGATAGCGGGCGCGAGGGCACTGGATCGGACGGAGAATCTCACAACCACTCCTGTGCGTCCATGCCGGTGAGGATTACGACCTGCGCCCCTAGGTGGAGCGGAATAACATCGCCGGGTGTGAAGTCCCCAATGACAAGAACCCCGTCGGTACTGAACTCTGAAACCTCTGCTTTGTGAACGCTCATGACACCTTCCTGAACACTGGTACATCCACTACGTCTTGACGGTGTTGAACACAGGGGCACGAAATGGGTTGGGATAACTCCCAAGCCACATACGAGACCTCGATCTGGCCCCGGATCGGCCCATACACTTCAGCGGCTCGGATGACCCCAGATCCCTTACATAGCCGACAGAACCTCAACACCGTCATGGGTGCATCCCCTTCGCGTACTGAAACCGCTCACCCGCTGCTTTAGCGGCTTGCTTGTCGGGGTGTGGGTATAACCCCTTATGGGGCTTGCCGGATTGATCAACCCAGCACCAGCGCCACCCGCCGTTCCAGGGCTGAACCTCTAGCGGTCTCTCACAACGGCAATCACTCATGGGAGTACCGCCGCTCTAGCAAGGCCGTTGCAACCAAGTCTATTCCGCTACGCAGCCACCACACGCAGAAGTTCCGGCCTGCATGCTTAGGTTCCATCGAGCAACGATGATCAGCAGCCCACGCCGCGATATGGCCAACTCCCTCATCCCAATTCGACACATACTCTTCAGTCAGATCCGATATCTGCACGACATACTTAGAAGGTCTAGTCTTCATCTGCATACCTCTTCGTGTACGGAAGGGGCGGCTCGTGGTAGGTGGAGGGATGCTTAGACAGGCGGGCGATCTCACGGCGCAAAGCCCTGTTCTCGGCGCGGTGCTGCTGCGCATCGGCCCACCACCAAACGGCGAAGCAGCTGGCCGAAATGAATAGGAAGCAGACTAGGGAACTGATAACACTCATTGGAATAACCCTCGCTTCGTCTCGTAGTGGTCAAGCCCGCTAAGCCCGCTGTACCCGGCACGTTTGAGTGCGTCATGGGCACTGTCGCCGTAGATCTGCTCGGATACGCCGTTGCGCCAGTGGAATTCGTAGAGGGTCATCGCCCACCCGCCGCATACCAGACGACGCCCGTGATGAACACCGTGCACACCAGTAGCCATACGATGGCGATAAAGTTCTTAACCTGGTTGCGCGCTTCAGCTTTCTCGCATGGTCGGCAGGGGTGAAGTACCTGGTGCGCGTGACAGATAGGGAGTGTCAGTAGATGCCGCATCAGTCCTCCCCCCGAGTCAGTAGAGGGGACATGTAGCCGTCGTGATACTTGGTTCTCCAGCACTCCCGGCCAAAGAACGCCCCGACGGCCAGGGTGGGTACGCCAACTAAGGCGATTATCACCACGACAGCGACTGCAATTGGCGAGCTCATGATTGACCTGCTCTCAGGTTTTTGAAGTAGTCGGCTAGCCACAGCTCGGCCGTCTCCGTATCCCCCTGTCGCCGCATGAATTTCGGAGCGGCGCCCTCTAATCCGAACCACCACAGGAAGCACAGCGGCCAAGGTAGGGTCCACCCTCCGTACTTAATTCGGTTCGCCTCGTAGAACTGATGACTTTCCTTCATCGTGGGATAGGCGGTCAGGTGGAAGACGTAGATCGCAAATGCCAGCACTACGGTGTTGAAGATGGCTACGTACATCACGCAGCCTCCCCATCTTCGGTCCATACGGAGCGCTCCCCGGTCCAATCTGATTCCTGCGGTGGATGACCCAACTCCCTGACCAACTGGCGGTAGATCTCCAACTCACACGGGCCATTGCGCCACATCACCGAATCCGGGTTAGGGAGTTGGATGCGGATCAGCGCCAACATCTCTTCGATGTCTTCCATGTCGATCTCTGCGATGCAGTCAAGTACGGTGCGGTTCAACACCTCTTCGGGGCTCATGACTCCGCACCCGGTTCCTGTTGTGCTGTTGGGTCGAACCCCAATGTCTCCGCAGCCACCGAGTGGGTGTACGCCTCCGTAGCTGCGATCACGGCGTCAACATGAGCCGCCCTCGGGTCGTAGATGACAGGCCAAGAGTCGGCGGCATCCTGCTTAGGGTTCTGTCCAACTTTGGACAGAAGCACGTACTTCCAACCTGACTCGGTTCGGTGCGCTGCCCACTCCCCGTCTGGTCGTCGTGCGATGGTGCCAACAGGTGCACCCTCGGGGACGCTGTTAGCGGCCTCAATCTGGTGATAGACCACGTCCAGGTCTCCCTGGGCGAAGGATTCGCGCCCGACCCTGCGGGCCAACGCCAACGCCATCGCTTTCCGCTGTGCTTCAGACGGATTCAGCTTCTCGCTCATACCGACCGATCCCCCTTGTACTTCGCAATGAACCGCTTCAGGAGATCGACGTGCCGTGGGCAATAGTCAACGACGCTATAGGCGAGTACTTCCCCTGCTACATAAGGGGTGACGCCGGTTGTCTTCACCAACCGCATACCGGTGGTGAGTACCCCGTCGATGGTTGGGGTTTCATCCAGGCTTTGACACACCGCCACCCCGTACTTGGCGGCTAGATCCTCGGCGGGATCTGCATTCGCGGGTGGGGCACTACCGACGGCCACTAGTACTACGGCTACAGCAGCAATTGATCTACGCTTGAACACGCCACACCTCCAAGGTGTTGGTTCTGTTGGCGCGGGAGTGGGACGACTTGCCGGAAGAACCACTCCCGCGTTGGGGGGCTATTCAGTTGTGGGGCGTGCTACGCCGACTTAGGTTCTGACGGCAGGGCTGCGAAGAACGCGTCGAGCTCTTCCTTCGGATACAGCGGAGTGTTGCCATCGAAGCGTGGGCACAGGTGCCCTGCTCGCTTGTGCTCATCCAGCTTGTAGAGGCTGATACCGAGGTATTCGGCGGCTTCCTTGCGGTTGTAAGAGAGCTTGCTCATGCCGTCACCATGAGTTCCGCTGTGCGTGCGAGCTTCTTTTGGATGAACTCGATTCCGCTGGGCCACACCGATGTTGTTGCGGTGGGTACGGTCTCGCCGGTATTCCGGTTGACGAATGTCTGGGGTGTGACCTTGAAGTGATGTTCGTACCGCTGATACGGAAGATTGTTCTTCTGGAGAACGCCCGACTTGCGCAGCTCGGCCATCATCGTGTTGCGGCCCCAGCCGATCATCTTGGAGACGGCCAGGAAGGAGTAGGTGCCGTCGGCGTCCATCAGCTCGTCGTAGAACGACGCCTTAGGTTCTAGTTCGGCGACTTTTGCCTCCGCCACGCCTAGGCGGGCCTCAGCTTCGATCACCCACTGTGCGAGGGTCGATCGGTCGGGTAGCGCGATGGACGTGTCGTAGCGCCCCGTCTTGCGGATTGCGGGCAGAACCTCATGGGTCAGCCAACGCTTGAATGGTTTCGCCTTGAGCGAGCGGCTGATAAGCAGGAGTGACCACACGCCAGCTTCGGTTACGGCCACCATGTTCTGTGGTCCACCAAGGGTGTCCACGACCACGGACACCCTTTCGTCGGCGTCCAGCTGCGCGATGGCATCCCGATACTTGGAGATACCAACGGCGTTGCAGATGTCGCGCCCTAGCCAGAGCGGCTGATCGGTGAAGACGTGCCGAACGCTGGAGTCCTCGAAGGTATTGGAGGTTGGGACCAGCCCTGCGCCACCAGTGCTCTTGTCGAAGGTCGTCATCTGCTTCTCCGGTGTGTGATGGGTTAGGTGCCAGTGCTCACCGCTAGGGCATTCATAGGGAAAGAGGTGCGGCTTCTGTCGGCCATATCCCGCGTTGCGGCGGCGCTGAGCCTTCTTGGCTTCCGCCTGCGAGCGATACTGACCCTTCTGGGGCGTAGGACAGTCACTCATGCCACACCCCGCGTCCTATTTTCACGACCCTTTTGGACAACTTTCTTGTCCACCTTGGTCGCAAAAAGATCATCGACTGGCACTTTGAGAAAGTGTGCTATCCGAAGAGCGGGGTCAGTATCGAGTGTCCGAACCTCCCCACGCAGTATCCGGCCTAGGTAGGAGTGGGACTTCCATCCGGCCGCTGTTGAAACCTCACGCTGCGAAACCTCTTGGCAGATCATCAGGCGGACGATCTTCTTGTGATCCCTGACGTACATGTACACCTCGCCAAGTTGGTCGGTCTGGGGTGTCATTGACATTACATCTTCCTGTCCGTGGTGTCCAGCTTTCCTGTCCATCAAATCATGTCGGGTGCCCAAGATGCAAGAAATTACATCAATGTGTTTTGCGAGATGGCCCTCTACCTGGGAGTATCTACATGCGACAACTCAACTTCTTAGTGCCCACCCGCGACAATTCGGCAGTGCCCACCCCAGTGGACAACGCGACCATGAAAGTTGGACGGTGAAGACATGGCCACCAGGCATCGGCTCGACCAGCTCATCGAAGGCGTGAAGACCGCCAACGGTTGGTCGGATCCAGCGCTGGTGCGAAACGCTGAGGAGCAGGGCTATGTCTTATCTAAATCGACCATCTCACGGCTACGTGGGCAGCTGGATTCAATCAAGCGGGAGAACATCTACGAGCTGTCCGCCGCGCTCCGGGTCGCACCGTCCCAGATTGCTGTCGCCGCATTCGAGGCAATGGGGTTCGTTCTGCCCGAGTACGAGAACGTCACCCCCGAACAAGCCATCCGACTTGACACCAGCCTGTCCGACAAGGATCGCGCAATCCTGCTGTCAACCTTGGATCAGATGCGCGCGCCGACGCGAGCATCGCGCGAAGCGGACAAAGACCAGGAGGACCGTCGATCCAAATCAGTGTCGCGGGCCGTGCTCAAGCGGAGATGAGACGGCGAGCCTGATCAATCCATGACCGGCCGGCTGCGGCGGCGAAGATGGTGCCGCACAGCGCCGCGGGCGTCCACACCACCATGCTTGCCCATAGTGTGTCCTGATCTTTCAGTGGTAGTTGCGCGGTAATGATTCGTGCCCCGCAAGCCGTGACCCCCGATGCGGTCGCGAACATGTACACCGATGCAATGAGGCGACTCTCCCGTTCTCGCCACAACGGAACTAGCGCGCGAAATGAATAGAGCAGCAGGTATGCGAGCATGCCGCAGAGGATGAGCCAGTAGGACATCATCCACCAGTCAGTGACCGGCAGTCTGAAGAAGTCGGCGCGGTAGTCGTCGACTGCATCCCCGGCGGTGAAAACGGTTATCATCGCCGGTATTACGAGCGTGGCTGGGAGTTCGACGAACTTGCGGAACTTCTCCTCCAGGTTCACGTCGAGGCGGTACAGGGCATCGATGATAATGGCGGACGCAGCGATGATGTAGAGGTCGTGCGCAATCAGATCTTCCAGATTGTGCATACCTGTCCATTTATGTAGCCACGCGCCGACGGTCTCGGAGGCGAACGGGCTCATGAGAATTACAGCTCCGCCCTGCAACGCAATGTTCAGAGATGCGGCTAACTCCTGATTGCAGGTCCACGTGAGTCTTCTGACCCACAGCGACCAGCTGATGGTCGCGATAGTGAACATAATGAGGGCAGCGTGCATCGGCCTGAATGCCTTTATGGGAGTTGGTGATTGGGCTGATCCCCAACCCACAACTGACGGTACGCCGACTGCCAGTTGAATGGAATGTTAATGGACGAAAAGTACTGTGTGAATATTTCACCACTACTACAAACGTAGTAGTTCCAGCCGGAACTGTGAAACGACTGTGGGTGATCTTGATCCGGCGTAAAGTCTCCGCACGGGGTTTGGAGGGTAAGTGCTGGGACGGGTGTTCGATCCGCGAAACAACGCGCTGAACGCATGGCGCCTCATCCTGGCCACCTCGGTAATCCTGTGGCACACCTGGCCGTTGACCGGGCATCCCATCCCGCCAACCCCAGTGACTCAACTGATGTCACAGGTCGGGGTGGATGGGTTCTTCGCGATCTCCGGGTTCCTCATCACTTCCAGTTGGATGCGAAACCCTCAGCCGCGCGAGTACTTCAAGGCCCGCGCACTGCGGATCCTGCCCGGCCTGTGGGTGTGCGTCTTGGTGACTGCGTTCGTCATCGCCCCAATCGGTGTGCTGATTCAACACGGCTCGGTCGGCGGATTGATGAAGTCCGGCGCTCCCCTTGCGTACGTGGTGAATAACGGGTTAATGAATGTGCTGTTCTATCCCGGAATCGACGGCACCCCAAAGGATATTCCTTGGCCCGGAGTCTGGAACGGCTCGCTGTGGACGTTAGCTTTCGAGGCTGGGTGTTACTTCGTCGTCGCGTTGTTCGGCGTTGTGGGGCTGCTCAAGTACCGGTGGACGATACCCATCGCTTTCGCGGTGACATTAGCCGCGACAGCGGTTTTCGGGTTTCCAGCGTTCGCGATGTCTACCATTCCGCAGATGATCTCCCGCTTTGCGGTGATGTTCGCAGCCGGTGCTTTGATCTACCAATACCGAGACAAGATCCCCGCACGCTGGTCGCTGGTAGCCCTGAGTGCTGGGTTACTCCTGGTGTCTGGGCTACTGCCGAACTACCGCGTACTTGCGGCAATCCCGTTGGCATACCTCGTCATAGCGTCCGGCGCTATGTTGCAGCGCCCGAACCTGCGCAACGACTTGTCCTACGGGGTGTACATCTACGCCTTCCCCATCCAACAGTTACTAGTGATCGCCGGTCTCGGAACCTTGGGGGTGTTTCCGTTCTTCATCCTGGCAACACTCGTTACGCTTCCACTCGCCGCCATGAGCTGGTTTGTTGTGGAGAAACGCGCACTAGCACTCAAGAAACGGCGTTCTAGCTCAGCAGCTCGTTGAGGTTCGATAGTGCAGCCCTGGCGGGTTCATGGTCGACGTGCACGTAGATCTGCTGCGCCACCGCTGAGGAGTGGCCGACGACCTTCATCCTGGTTTCCTGCGATACGCCCGCATTGTTCAGCAGGGTGGCTGTTGTGTGCCTGGCCGAGTGCATCGACCGATAAGGGATGCCGGCTGCTTTCACCAGTGCGCGCCAAGCGTCAGATGCGTCTGTGGGCGAGATGGGATGTCCGTCCGGGTGGCGCCACACCAACCCATGAGGGTTGGGTCCGGTGTCGGCTTTGGCGTAAGCCTTCATGATCTTCAGCAGCGGCTTAGTCATGGGGGCGATGCGCGCACCGGCTTTTGTCTTGGGCTTCGTCCACGCCAGAGATAAGTGACAGGGCCGGTGCTTGAATCCCCTGGGGAGTTCGGTGGGGAGTTGTTGGAGCTGCCATCCGAAGTCGAATAGACCATCCTTGAGGTCGCACCGGTCCCATTCCATTCCGATGATCTCGCCCTGACGTGCGCCCGTGAAGAACAAGGCCGCCCACATGGTGGCCCACGGGTCCTTTAACTCCACGGCAGTCGCAATGATCTTCCGGGCTTCATCAAAGGTGAAGGGCTGGCGCTCGACCGCAACATGCTTGGGCTTGTCGACTACTGCAGCGACGTTCTTGTCCAGCATCCCTTCATCCATCGCGTCGCCGAGCGCTTTGACGAGGGTCTGGTGTGCCTTCTGGGCGTTGCGTGTTCCGTTGCGGGTGATCATCTTGCGCACATCCGCAGCAGTGAGCTTGCCCAGTTTTGTGCTCGTGTCGAGGAATGGGTTGATGTAGAGCCGGACGGTGGTCTCGTAGTACTTGTAGGTGGTCGGGCGCACTCGGGGCTTCTGAATGGTTTCCAGCCAATGAGTGAGCCACTGCTCGATCGTGGTGTTGGACGTTGCGGGCGCCTTGCCGGATGCGATTTCAGATCGCAGTGTGCGGAGCTTGGTGAGCGCGGTTGCCTTGTCTTTGGATGAGACGGTTCGGCGGCGCCGCTTTCCGTCTTCGGTGGAGATGTCTACGGCCCCGACCCACATGCCGTCGCCGCGTTTGTAGAGTCCGCCGTCGCCGCGGGTGCGTCTTTGCCCCAT